TTCGTCTTGTCTAGTCATTCTTCAATTCTCCTTAATTTCCAACATTTGAAACACGCCTCAAATGGACTTTCCATGATACCACGATTAGTTGCATAATACAACTCCACCATTTGATGATGACAAATATCGACAATATCTGGATTACCATCAAACTCACTCTTGGTATTCACCTCTTTTATTGATTCTAGTACCGCATCTGCTATTTTACTAACAATAATATGCTCATCTAGTCGAAGTGTAATAATTTCACTCCAGTTAATAGATGCGGTAATCACATTCTCTAGATCTGGCTTATCTATTATCCCGTAACTCATTCAATCACTTCTCCTAGTAATTTCCCTGCAAATGTCTTTAAACTCTTAATAAAACCACGATATTCAAACAATCCATTTGTACTCAATTTATACTGTGTTACAAATTTATCATTAATTATCTCTTTCTTTCTGATAATAATATCATTGTCTATTAAAGCCTTCAAGTGGCTAGAAAGATTACCATCAGATATTTCCAGTAATTTTTTGAGATCACTAAATGAAGTTAATCCAAAATGATATAAATTTTGAGTTAATAGCATTCTGACGGGATGAAACATTGATCTGTTTGTGTTTAATAATTCCAAACTCATTTCTCTTCATCCTCAATTATAATAATAAAATAATTATTCTTGTAGGTTAACTTGTTTTTAATTCTTGTAACCTCACAATTCATCAACACCAGTTCAAAACTATCCGATGTTAATTTAATCCCAGTTTCGCCTATATATTCACCGTCTAGTACGCGATGCCCTTTTTTATCAGTATTCATATCTAATCTAATTGTATTCATTTTACCGTCTCCAAATAACGTTCTATCTCATAAAATGACACATGCCATTCAAATTTAAGTGCCATATAATTATCAATTTTCAATTCGAATTTTCCAAGCACAGTGAGAATATTAGGTAATAAACCTATATCACGATGAGCTCGCCCTTTAAGTGTAAAAACCACATTGTAGGGGGTTTGCCACAATGAATCCAGTTCAAAGGTCCATTTGTCTATTATTTTAGTTTCCAATTTCAATATATTGAATATATCCGCAATAAGCGACTGTCCTCTTTCCATTTCGTATTTTTCTCGTTGACTTGCCACTTCTACCATCTCCAGTATTTCACCACTATATCTTTATTCCAGGTCATCATTGGTTTTATTTCCCTATCCAAGAATTTCCACCACTCTTTCACATCAAACAGGTATACATTGACAATTACAATCATGTCTGGATGAACACCACGTATGCCAACAACCGATTTATAGGTATTGTAAATCATCCTCGTTCCGTTCTTATATTGGATTTCTTGATTATTATATCTGATAGGTTTGCCATAGATTTCATTGAATCTTCTAAATTCCTCCGTTGGAAAAGGACTACTCCTCGAATCCGGTCCTATCAATAAAATCAGTTTACTGGATCCGTATTTTACAAGTTCCTCCATCTGATTATCATAGCGGACTAGCACGCCTGGCTCATCTATCAATTCAAGCTCGGCCTTTGTTTTCGCTTGCTCTTCTTGGCAAACTAAGCATAATAAATCACATTCCTCGAATGCTTCCACCTCGTCGCCCTCATTCTCTTGTGTGAATTCATTACCACACCGCAAGCATTTAACCCATTCACTCATTTTTGTAAACCTCCTTTTTTTTGTATGCTTTTGTTAGTTTGTGGTTATTGGGGCATTCTCTCCATACCCTACCACCAAATTCAGCTACCCAAGTATAACAGAGCTTTTCGCACCAACCACACCACCGCTTGCCTTCATAGGCAAGATCGTGGGGGGTCATTTCTTCAGCTCCATACCATCAATCCTACTGTAAAGATAGTAGATGATCTCTCGTAGACTAAATCCACCACGCTCTTTAATCGTTTCAAATGATTGACCTGGGTACTCCTTGTTATATTCCTCCCAAACTATTTTTGCTATCTCGTCTGGTATAAGAAATATGTCGCTACCTCTAGTTATAATAGGGAAATTATGGGTTAGTCGTCTAATATCATTAAATTTCATTCTTATTTTCTCCAGTTAATAATTTGTAATTCCCTTCCTCAACCATCTCAAAGAACGTGCGATCGCTTCTTGGATCGTAAGCGTAGGGCAAAAATATCTGCTCTAGCTTGACCTGGTCAATCTGTATCAATGTTAGCTGAACTTCTATCCAGTCTTGCAATAGTCTCCATCCCAGATTATAGGCATGTGTAGAACTACGAGCCAGTTTCCATGAAATTGATTTGATTTTCCCATCCGATTTTAACTCTTGTAATCTGTTTGAAATCTTGTGAATCTCACAAGGGAGTTGGAATTGAATCATCCCTGTTTTAGTATTCACTCCGAATCTTATTTTTATAGCCCTTCCATTTTCATCATAATTCTTAGTTATGTTTCTAGCACCCATCTCAAGTAGATATTTTTCAATTCTACCTATCGTCCTAAATGCAGGAACCTTAGTTGTATAATTTTTAATATTCATTTCACTAGCTCCTTTTTTTGTTTGTTACACCATTCATCAAAACATTTTCCTGAACAAAAGTGAGGTTCGTCCGTTCCTTCTACAAAATGGGACTCGATATCAGTCCCACAACTTGTACATTTTACTTGTTTCATTTCATCACCAACTCCTTTTTGTCTAAATATCGTTGATATGAACATCCAGTACATAAATGAATACTTTTTTGTGATTTGCTCACCCAAATAATTTGACGGCAATCATTACATATAGATTTAATCATTTCACCAATAATCCTATTCATTTCACCAGCTCCTTCATCCTCTGTTTCAGAACCTTAAGCAAAACATCCCTTCTGGCTGGATTCATATCGAGGGTATAACGTCCCAAAGCATTTGGTTCACCTTCTTTTAATGATTGATACATCAACAAAATCGCATTATTCTTCTCTGCAGCCGTAATATAACCCTTGCCCAAACCTACATCATGGGCTATCAATTTCTCGAATTCCTTCTCAAATTGCTCTAATTGTCTTTTTTCTTCTTTTTCTACAGTCATTATTTCCATACCACCTTATATTCTGATAGCAATTCACCATCACTGTTGTAATATTTTACAACGGCCTCATGGTCCACCTTATGCTCCTTAATTAAATTACAAAACACATTATTGTAGCCAAGGGTTGTTTTCGATTCTTTACAGATTTCCATCTCGCCTTGTGAGATCATCTCACAGGTCATTAACAATGCCTGCACAAACCCCTCTTCTTTGTATTCCTTGATTGATTCTTCCAATGTTTTAATACCAACAGCATCCAGCCATTTCCTTAAATCTTCACTCATTTAAACACTCTCTCTGTATTTGTGGCATCTAACCACGTTTCAATTAGTACTTTTCTTGCACCACATCTATCAAATTCTGACAAGTAATAACCTTTGCAAAAACAACAATCTAATTTTCCAGTGCATTTGTGTTCTCCTATTTCTGTTGATAGAATATGATCCCCTGTATGCTCATGCTTTAGAACACATTGGTTATCTGTATTAGGAGTTGTAGTTGAATAGTCACTCATTTTATACTCTCCTCTTAGCGTCTCTCTCGGTAAGCTCCCAACAGCGTTTAGGTTGACCGCATACATAACTTGCTTTACCATATTTATTGATGTATTGGTATGCTGTGTATCTCTTACACCTAGGACATCGATGAATTACTTTAGGTCTTTCAAGTTCACTCATTCTAGCAAACTCCATTGGTACAGCCAGAACAAAACTATATGCAGTCCCATTAAACACGTAAGAAAACTATTCTGTGATCTAAGCGATGATATCTTTCGTTCTTGCTTCTCAAATATCCTTGATAACGCCTCGACATGTTCATCAACACTCATGCAAATAACTCCCTGTACTTGACTTGCCAATCAGATTTGAAAACCAAAAGTTCCACTGCTATATCACTTCTCAGCTTGGACAACGATCTCGCGGCATCGCCGATATTTATCTTTCCATCCTCCTCCACGTCTAATAACATCCCTTTTCGTATAACTACAAGTGGACCAAATGAATGTGCCAAATCATATATTTCACCAAACATAGTATTGATAAAAATTTGTAATTCCTTGATGCTTGACTGCAGCTCATCAGTATCTGGCATATCCTTAACACTCATCGCTGCCAGTCTCCCATAATCCAGTGTTTAATCCTCAACCACCTGGTCCAGAACAATGCTCCTTCCACTTCAAATACGCAATACTCGCATTCTTTGTAATCAAACAAATACTGAAAATTCTCCATATTGATCCCTTTAATAATATGCAGGATATGTCTACGTTTACTCATATCGTTGCATCTCCATAAATGAGCAGATCCATGAGTAAATCATCCATTTTATCATCGAATTTGTCAGTATCCATTTTGTATACTGCTCTCCTAATCTTCCAATAACGTAGTAACTTCCAAAATTTCCATAGCGGAAATTGCCTATAAACTTTAAATTTACTCATCTTCATCGCTCCAGTAACCATACAATTAACAACGCTATAAACCCACATATGCCCAGAACCACAGTAAATCCTAATAAAAGGCCAATTATGAATTCACTCATTTAATCGTCTCCAGTATAAATATAAATATCAGATAGAAGACCACACCAAATGCCAAAACTATAATCGGATCTCTTCCAGACTTAAATGTATAAGTCGGAAAAGGTCTTGCCGAATCATCACTCGTGGCCTCCTTTTTATTCTCCGTGAGTATATGATACGCCATGAGTGAATATATCATTTTACAATTTTCGCAATAGATACTGTGTGCATAATCTAAAAAAACATCGGTTCCTTCTTTATAGATTATGACTGATCCTTCACATTCAGGACACTTCATTTTATCTATGGACGATGCAAGTTCATCATTTAGAATTTGTTTCGCTTCTTCACTCATCAGATACCACTACCCTTATTTTGAACGAGAGCATGAATAATAAATCACAACCGCCTACAATTGCTCTTCTTTCATCACAGTCCTCAAATCCTTCTTCAGCAATTTTTTTAATAGCAGATGCTATATTACTGACTTGATCGCTAATATCACTCATTCAATCGCCTTTCCAACCCTGAAGCCGATAGCAAAGCCCCATATAAACACAATAACCAATACAAATATTAGAAAATTGCGTGTCCAAATGAAATCATTCAGCTTCTTGTCTTTCATCTGAAAATCACCTTAGCTGTATGCCCACACTCCAGGCATTCTCTCATGGTCTCGGAACTGATGTGCTCCACGTTCTCAAGGCCTGCCTTTTTAATAGCATTGAAATTAACCACAATTTTTTTTATAGTGGTTACAGTATCTATGAAATGTGTTTGATGTGAACAATCTTTACTCATTTGACCACCTTACATTGTTTCAATGTAATCTCCTCTAGATTATCACCCAAAATTATCTCTAGGCATTCCACAGTAAATTCCACCACAGTCTCACTATCATCAAAACCAGTTATAATGATCTTGGCCTTTATCATTTAACCACTATCCTCAATGCTCCTTCAGATAACATTCGCGTAGCCAGTATCTTCACTTCATCATCAGTCAGATGTAATTCAACTTTCATTGTCGTTCTACCATCATGCGTATCTTCAACTGTCAAAATAGAATGGTTCTCACACATCTTCGTAAAATTAATTCCCCTTTCAGGCATTCTCTACCATCTCCCCGACTATTATACGATTACGCTTGAGTATCGCAGCGAGGATATGTTTACAGTAAACTCCTCTAGTAACTCTATCAAGACACGGGCAATATTGTGTTTCTAAGTCCACAAGATAATTCTCGCCGCCTAGAACCAGGAATTTCATCGATTCTTGGTATATTGGCAAGACTTTACCTGTGTTTAATAATTCTAAGGCTTTGGTCAATCGTTCTTCAGACATTAAACATTATATACCACACAACGTATATAAATTGCTACCCTATACTACACATCAAATGCAAAAATTACACAAATACTGAACACCTACTATCGGGCGTTTCTGGGTGATCTGCACGCGTAAAAACGGTGGTGGGGGGTGTGCACCTCCTCTTCCACTGGAGGGAACTATGTCTGGGATCCTCTACTCATGTTCTATGATATGTGATTGTGTGCCTCTGAAAGTGCCTTGCTTTGCAACTCTCTGAAACTACGTAGAACTACGTTTCAGATAGTCTTAAGCTATTACAAGCTATATTGCACACATAGATAAATGATTAGTTAATGTAATTAAACTGACAAGAATTCAAGTATATAAGGTTATAGTGTAATATTAGTCTATTGGACATACCCTCATATAATGTGTGCATTAATACATACACCCAGAGAGCTGCATATGAAATAGAGGTGCTCAACCTACATTGCCTGTAGAGTACGATATACGCAAATAACCTTCGTTTCCAGTGGAGAATTTATACCCTTATTTCCTGTGGATCCTATGGAAGAGTGCAAAAAAAACAAGTATTTTGCAATGGAAGCCTTGGCCTATCGCGACAGTCATATAATGCAAAAGTAATGGCTCACATTTCCACACGAAATGGTGGGCCTTCATCGATGACATCATCACTAACCATCGATATCTCATCACTATCACCGCGAGCAAAGCTTCTGGCCAACTCTCGCAGTGTATCCTTATCACCATCATTATCGATGATCATCACACCACTCATCGATACGAATGGATGGGGCTTGCTCCAGTATTGTTTCATCTTATCCATGCTCAGGGTACGCTCACGCTCATTATTACGGATGACCGCAGCCTCAAAGGATGATTTAATGTAGATTATCGCAGGATGGGCCACTCGACTTAAAAATTTCTTATTCTGCTTTGGATCACTGAATACCATATCCAGGATGCACTCATCCTTATTCTCGATGAACTCATGCCATACCTCACGATAGCCATCCTTACCTTCAACACCATCGTATGTGATGATGGGTAGGTTGGTGGCCTCACTCAAGTACTCGGCAAACTGTGATTTACCAGAGCCTGGGAATCCACCGACAAGATAAACGCGACTTTGTATAGTAGTTCCATTGGAAATAGGGGTTGGTGGATCCCACTGATTTATCTCCATTTCCTGTGGATCCTGTGCTTCCACTGGAGGAATCGGCTTGGTTATCATGTCTCCGATAATATCAGGTTGCGGTCCTCCAGCATTTCCGAGGATCCCCATGATCTGCGGTAGCATCGCAGGATTTTCTTGCACCATCAAATCTACAAGGCGTTTAACTTGTTCTTCCTGGGCATCAATCATATCACCTGCGACATCTGCATGGAGCGAGCTGTATCTATCGATTATATCCATAATATACGGGCGGATCTCACCACCAGCTTTTAGTGCTATCTTGGCCCATTCCTGTTTCTTTCTATCACTATCTGAAATCATGGCTTTTTGTCTGGCCATATTAAACAGCCCTACCATATCAAATGTAACTTTCTTGTGCACGACCAGGCTCACGCGGTGAAGGTCCGCACTCTCGTCCAGACCGAGCAGATCATATATAGACGTCTCGATGCCACCATTCTCGTTATCCACGATTGCACCGCCCACAAATTCAAATTCTGCTTTTATCATCTCATCCCTGGCCGCCTTGGTCCCCTCATATCGCTTTGTCTGGAGGGTCCGCACCAGTGCATCAGGCAGTTTGTCGTGCTTTGATCGGTTGTCCTTAAACCGCTTTCGAAGCATGCGCAGCGTTGGTTCACCAACGCCAAGCAGGGAAGAAAGCTCCTCATTCCCTATGATGTCGAGTCGCCATTTGTAGAATAGTTCCCTTCCATTCTTATGACGCTTAAATGAATTGTTGATCATCAGCCCGTCATATTCCACCATAATGCGTGCTCTTGTCACTTCCTCGTTAATGCTCGAACCATCTAATACCATACTAGTAATTACGTCAAGAGAGTTTAAAAACTTTGATATTGACAAGCGAGGGGAACCCGTAATACATATTAGGGTATGACCGTTTGAGTATGGATAGTGATAAGTATTACGTGTGTATGATGTGGGTATTACTTTTGTTAGTACCACTGCGGGTAGTACTTACTACTGATAGTGGTACTGATGGAATATTGTTAAGTTTTGTATGGGAAATGATGAATTACAACAGTAGTATAGTATTTTAGACAACGGATTCATGCTATTTTCGTACGAAAAACAACGTAATGTCGCGGATTGTCGAGAATCCGTTGTTTGTCCGTAGTTGCAAGTTTATCTGGTATTAAGCTCTCCTATTGGTACGACCCTCGTATTCCATATATTTTAGTAAACAATTAAGTTATGAATAATAGTATAGTAGTAACATACACACATTATACATATAAATGATGTAGAGCAATAATTCGTTGTTACGAGGGTCGTACGGAATTAAGTTCAGATTTAGCCAGTATTAGACGTAGCCAGACACTTTTGTACGACCCTCGCAATATTTTGGATCCGCATAATGCGTTGTATCAATATTGACGCGTCAATACTCTGTCAATATCTAAAAGGTGAGTAAATCCAGATATTGTAGTTTTGTGAATTATGCAGTGGTATTAGTAGACAATGTAATATATTACAACCCATATGCCAAGTGATACACGAATAATATGGCAAACACATATAAATTAGTGACAACGAAATACGGTAAATATGCTTAGCGTATTATGGTTAATTGTGGTATGCCCATGGATAATAGCGCCAATATATGGAAATACGGTGCACTTGTTGTGGGTATTTCAATGCACCAAATCTGTAAATAAGTGTTAATTTTACTACAATAATGACTGATGAAATTCTATCGCGATTCATAGTTTAAATAATGTGGTTGGCAATTGAATTTTACCGATGTTAAGTAAAAACAAGATGGAAACTGTGGATAAAAGCAAGCGACTAGGTATAACGCTTAGTCCTATGGATACCAGGAAGCTAGACTATATAGCTGATAAACTGGAGCAAAGCCAGACCAGGGCAATAAGAACCGCAATCGATGAGACTTTTAGATTGCTTGGTGGAAAGATAGAGGACCTTACCACCGATGATCTGAGCGAGGAATCATAATGGAACGCGATGAATTATTAACGCTGGCTATTGATTCATGGGGTGAAGATGCACAGATTATGATGTGTTTTGAAGAAATGGCTGAATTACAGAATATATTGGCTAAACTAGTTCGTGGTAGGGAAACCAAAGGAGATTTGGCATCTGAAATCGCTGATGTTAAAATCATGCTTGATCAGCTTGAGATAATATTTGATATTAAAGAATTGGTAAAGGACCTTGAAGAGATCAAACTAGAACGTCTCAGGATAAGATTGGAGGTATCATAATGTGTGAGCACTGCGATACCATATCTGGCCTTAATAATGATATGGATACAATAGAGAAACAGTTTGAAATAGTTAAGAATGAGAATAAATTGAAAACCGAGGTTATCATCACTCAAGAAAAGCTGATACTAGCGAAAGATAGGACAATCCTATCGCTACGTGAACAATTAATGATTGTTAATGGAGGTAGCGAGATCCAATGAAATGCATGAATTGTGAAAATGATTTGGGTGATAAAGTCACCGCTAAATGTGGCAAATGTGGATGGTATAATATAGATAATGAGAAACGTGCAATGGGAGTCACCGAGAAAAAGACTTATGCTAATACGCCTGTGTTTCCTCCCAGGGACCATAGCCACGAAACTGTTGTTAAAAATGCATGCGAGGAATGTGGTGGATACCCAGAATGTGCCCTTAGTTGTTCTAAATATAAGGTGATGGCTGGAGATATTAAAATCCCATGGGATCCCACATATAGAGCCATTAAACCCAGGGATGAGCAAAGTAATCCATTAATACCAGAAAAGCGGGTGATTGAAGGAGGACCATACACAACTAAGATATGCCCCAAATGTGGTAAGGATTGCCGAGATACTGGAATGGAATTTACATGCACGCCATTGTGTAGTTGTGCGGATGGTGGATTCTGTGAGTTGCATCCACGACTTGTGGTGGATCCTAAATATTATGCTGCTGCAGAGAGAGCACAAATACCAGAAGATGCTAGTGAGCATCTTTGCGGGGGATCCTTGAATTGTCTACAGTGTGGTAAGGAACTGACCTCTGGTGGATCCTATTGCAATACTGCTTGTTACGATGCTCATAAAGAAGGCGAGAAGATGTTGATAACTAAACCATGTACTAAATGTGGCTCACATCCGTTGGAATGTGGATGTCCAAGCTACGATGACCTTTACCAATTGCTCATGGAGGATCCCATCAATAAAGACTTGATTAATGAGACGATGACACACATAATTGCTGCGGAACGCCCCATATCAAAACCAACGGTTCTTTTCGAGTGTGTAGAATTCAAACTCGAACTGCGTGATTATGAGGTGGAGTGGACCACAAGCAGCGTTACCTATACAAAGGGTCCGTTCAAGATAGTGCTGAGTATGGAGGCTGAGAGCGAGTGATAAAAATTAAAAGAGTTATTGAACTGATAAATGAAGAGAATGAAAGACTAATAAAAATTTCTTCTGAAACTGTTGATGAGAAAGAACTGTTAAAATTGCTCGGCGCTTCAAATGTGTTGAGAAGGCTGACTGAAAAGATGAAGGAGGAGAGCGAGTGATCTGCACTGAATGTAATGGACCACCACATCCAATAGTTTTGGATTTGGAAGAGGTTAGAAAGGTAATACCGCATACGCTCGGTGAACATCGCCCAAATATCAAAGGGTTCCTGTTATGTAATGGTCATTGTGGATGGGGATGTGGTGAATGTGACAGTCCGACTTTCTTATGTTTGAGCTGTGGGTACTTGGAATGTAATGGATGTGCTGAGGATTTTGTATATGAAATTGAGGATAAAGTAGTTCCAGATCTGGAGGGTCATGGGACAGCCATCTATTGCCGTGGTTGTGGAAGCCATAACGCTTGGATAGAACTGAATATCAAAGAGCATCGATGGTTGATGATACTATTAGGTATCGCAGAGGAGGATGAAAGTGATGGGTGATCAATTTCTATATACCATATATTGTAGATATTGTGAAGCATGGGATAAAACAGGATCTCATCAAACAATAATATCAGCCGCAGGAGGACATGCCAAACATTGCAAAGCAAGACCCACTCATATGAAGGAGGCCAAAAGTAATGAGTAAAGGGATAGCGGAGGATGATGAGGAATGACAAATGTAGAATGGGCTGATAAATCCCGCAATTTCGTTATTGGATGTAAAGAGGTATCCGCAGGCTGTGATCTGTGCTATGCTCGGACCATGCATAATAGGAATTTACATAACCCAACACAACCCAATTACACAGACGGATTCAATATGGTTAAAGAACTACCAAATCGTCTAGAAATTCCTTGGAAAAAACCATACAAAATATTTGTTAATTCAATGTCTGATACTTTTAATAAGGACGTATCTGATAATTTCATCCAAAAGATGTTTAATCTATTTAATAAACATCCTCAGCACATATACCAAATTCTAACCAAAAGACCAGGTAGAATGTTGAAGATGGATAAATCAGGCATGCTAAAATTACATGATAATATTTGGTTTGGCACATCGGTTGAACTTGCCAAACATTATGGTAGAATTAATCTTCTTAGAAAAACAAGTGCTGCAGTAAAATGGCTATCACTTGAACCCTTACTTGGACCAATGGATGAGATCGATCTTACAGGAATCGATCTTGTAATTGTGGGTGGAGAATCTGACCAACCAAAAATAGATAGACCAACCCATAGGAAACCGATTAAAATGGAATATGAATGGGTGGATCCAATACTTAAAAAATGTAGAGAATTAGGAATTGTATTTTTCTATAAACAATCAGGTGTACTTCAACCATGCATCGGAGACCATGAGGGGGATAAATGCAAAGGCATCAAAGGTTGTAAATATTTCAGAGGAAAAAAATATCAATCACTGGAGAAGATTGAATGAAGTTTCATGGAATGCCACATTACACTAGACCAAGCAGTACTACTTGGTGTGGACTAAAATCAAGGGATGAATTATTTGATTATGAAAATGAATTCTGTAGGAAATGTTTTAGTTACAAAAATGTATCAGACTTCTGTGTTCACAAACATGAAAAAGAATGGTGTAATATTTGTTTCGAAGAAGTGCATGAGGGGATAATTTTTGAGTGGAAGTTATTCAATTTTAAATACGAGCTGAGTAAGTTTGATGAATCAAAAATAAGATTGATTATTAAATCTGATTTTATAATAGTTCCAACATCGAATAAAGATGTGAGAATAACCATGATAAGCCGAGGGGATCCACTACATCTAGATATAGAAACAGCCAGGGCCATGGCTAGACATGGCAATATAAAACTTAATGCTGTCTCTGGTATTATATTCACAGAGGTAAGCGAATGACCAACGATTTACTAGACAAGATAACAGAAGCGGTGGATGCAAACCCTGATGCGGTGGGCAAAGCATTCGAGCCAAAGGAGATGAATCTTGACAATATCATTGTTAAATCTGGGATTAAACCACCAAGTATAGCAGAGGTGCGTGAGACAGTGATTGAGTTAATCACCAGCGATGGCAATCCACACCAATTCATAAGCGAGCGAGATTGTTTTCTTTTCTATGATAATATTGAGGGGTATTGGAAGCTAGATATTGATAATCGTTGGATTACAGATTACGTGATAATGTTACTCAAGACGGTTGACTATATCAAATTGTGCAGTGCTAAGAATATCGCTGATATGGTAGCCAAATACAAGATGATATGTTATGATGATATGCTAAAGATGAGGGATTATAATCACGATTATGCACCATTCAGTCGTAAGTTATCGCTGGATGTTGGTGATATAATATTATTCAATGTTAATAATGGAGTGGTTGAGTATAACCTGTTTACCAAATCTATTAATCTATTGCCTTTCAACAGTGCATATCGCTTTACCAGCCGCCTCAACTTGGAATATGATAAGGAAGCCAAAGCACCACAATATATGACCGCTCTGAAAGAGGTGGTTCCAGATCAGCTTGATCGCCGCTTATTCAAGCATTTTATGGCATATAGTTTTGTCAATAATTTCTTCGAGTGGCAAGCATGTATGTTTCTTTATGGAGATGGGGCCAATGGTAAGGGAACCATCATGCAACCCTGGATGAACATGTTCAATAATTATAGCAGTATGCGACTTGATCAGATGGCTGATGATAAGCATGGGACCGCAGGCTTGATTGGTAAGGAATTCATCTATGCAAGTGAGAGTAATAAAACAGTGACGGATACAAGCGCAATCAAAACGCTGATTGTTGGAGAACCCATAACAGTAAATCCCAAATTCCAGAGGCCATATGAAACGATAATAGATGCCAAAGTGGTTATCACTGCCAACAAATTACCCAATCTGCAGCAAGACAGTGAGCTACGGAGATTTATCATAGTACGTTGCCCTAATAAATTCGTGGGATCCAAAGATGATACGGGTCTTGCCCATCGACTGGAGCAAGAAAAGAGTGGTATATTCAATTGGTGTATCGAATCATTATCTTATCTGATTGATAAGATCCAGGAATTGAAAACAGGTATTAGTGATAGATCCGCATCCATTATAGAGAGCTTCAGGGATCCCGTGGGTATATTCATCGAACGATACACCTATGAGAACCTAGAAGGCGAGGTGTCGACCACTGAAATAAGACGTGCATATGAGGCATTCAGATTTAAGTTCCAAGCGGACCGTGCCACACCTAACGTGATTGGTCGGAGATTGACCAGTTTCTATGGTAAGAACCGAATATCGCGATTTAATTATAAAGGCAGTCGTGGCTATCGTGGGTTTGAATTATTCATCAGTAAACTAAATGATATTAATCCTAACTGGAATTCAGATATAAGCGAGCATTTTGCGGATCCACCGCTTGAGGAACCAGAGAAAGAGGGTGACAATATGGAGATACGTAGACGTTATCGTGATGAGGTTTTGCGTATTACAGCGGAGGATCTTACACCCATGACTAAATTATTTGAGATGGCTGAAACATTCAATATCGATGTTGATTATGTGGAGGATATGCTTAAACAGTGGTTGACCGATGGAACGTTGTTCTGTCCAAAAGAGGGGATAGTAGCTGCTAATAGGTGATACTATGAAATTAATAAAAACGCACTGTGATTGTTGTGGTCAGAAAACAGAAATATTGCTTGGTCCCTACACAACAGGACCTTATCAATGGGTTTGTAAAATATGCCATGATTTACCTTTTGTATGGTATTCTGATAAACTAAAAAATGGAAAAGTGAAAAACTTAATGACACAATTCAAATTTGAGTTCACTCAGAAAATGAATGTTTTACTAGTTGAACCAAATTATTACACAAAATATCCACCATTAGGATTATTGAAAATAGCTACATTTCATAGAAATCGCGGGGATAATATTGAACTAATAAGATTGAAAGAAAAAAAGAGATCTCAATTCCCAAAATTTAATCCGAATATTATTTATATTACCAGTTTATTTACATGGTCATGGGGGTCAGTATGGAAAGCTGTTAAACTATATAAAAAATATTTTCCAACCGCTAAAATTATTCTTGGAGGAATATACGCTTCAATATTACCTGATCATGCATCTCTTTCTGGCGCTGATGCAGTTCACGTAGGGCTATCTAGGGAAGTAGAAAACCTTAATCCTGCTTATGATTTGGTTCCAAATTGGAACGGCAATATATTGTTCACTACAAGGGGTTGTGTAAGGAGATGTTCTTTCTGTGTAGTTCCCAAAATTGAGGGTCGAATCAACAGTGTGAAAAATGATATTTATTCTATGTTGAACGAAAACCATAAGCGAGTGTATATTTGGGATAATAATATACTAGCTGCACCGAATTTTGAACAAGTAATAATGGATCTTAAGAAATTCAATCAAAAAGTAGATTTCAATCAAGGTTTGGATGCAAGGTTAATCACACCAAAAATTGCGAGAAACTTAAAAGAAATTAAATTACCATTTTTACATTTGGCCTACGATACGAAGTCAGCAAGGAATGGAGTGAAAAACGGAATTCAATTTCTGAAAGATGTAGGGTTTAAAGGCCAAAAAATGATATTTTACACGTTGTTCAATCATAAAGATACACCTGAAGATTTTCTATACAGACTAAAAGATTTGATGTCATGGGGAGTGGTATCGTATCCAATGAGATTTGAACCTTTGACTTCACTAAAAAAGAACCAATATATTTCATCCAATTGGACCAAAGAACAATTAGATTTGATTGCAAAAGGTAGAAGAGTATTAGGGTTTGCTGGTGCATTGCCTCCTTACACAGCGTTGGTTGAGAAAATATTAAATGCCACCACATTAGAAGAGGCATTTAAGCTAGAACCTATTAAATTGGAACCTAAAATAGAATCATATCGTTTGGAGGAATATTTTTGAAGGTGATATTATGATTGACTTAGAACATGGACAGATAACCCTAGAAAAAGATATAGGAAAATTACCACAACTGGCTGAGAAGATGACTTTCTTCTATTTTGGTGTGATGAGTGATACCAGCCTCACCATGAATGGCTATTACTATATTTTCACTTTCTATGCGGGTAAAATGTTTATGGATGTACTACAAATTGGAGTTTGGTCAATTGTAGATTCAAAATTTAATGCATTCGAAGCACACCTTACTTATATATGTCTGGAGATCCTAGAAGATATCAAGAGATGGGAAATGAACCCAGATGGTGTTATTGTACCTTATATGTCTTGGAGGATTAACTAATGAAACTAAGTGAACTAGAATTCGAGCTAAGATTGCTAGGGTTTGAGATAAAAAGCATAGAACCTATTTTTGAAAGTAAAAGTTTTTTTGTTTCAAAAGAGGATTACAAAGGCGAGAAAATCAGGTTTAGCAAAGCACCAAATGATGTGGAAAAGATTATGAAAGAATTAGGGACAAAATACAATATAAAATATGAAACATGGGTTCAAATAGGAATAGCGACATTTGATGAATATTATAAAGCCACCTTGGAAGTGTACGATTTGGAGGATGACTGATGATGAATGTAGATGACAAGATAGAAGAACTGGAAGCTGAATTGAAGAAGCTTGAACCGCTAGCTGATCAGGAACGCCATGCCATGATATACGAGGTGAAACAGGGGATGGATCGTATAATACACAACCATGGTGTAAAACCAGAATATGTGATTTTGTATCAAGATTATGGTATAACAGTAATCTATGGTATGATGGTCATAATTAGCCCAAATATACGGGATGGTGCAATTAAATTTGCATATAATCCTGCGATCAGTGGACGACAGATAAGGAGGAAAGAAGGATGAGTATGCAACAATATGAGCGGGTTCGCTTTGCTTTCTTCGCAGGATTATTTATCTTCGTGATAATTTTCATAGTTAACATATTAAAAGCAATCTCGGATGCTTGGACCTTTGAGATGACTGTGCTAGTGTTGATTATCTGGATCCTAACGGTTGGTATCATGGCGGACCGCTATAATCAAAATATAGAAATAGAAGAAGAGGATAATTATGATTTTGAGATTGATACGACTGCGTAGATCCACACGATATCGTAAGCAGAAATATTGGAGGCTTCGATGTTTCAAGTGCAGAGAGCAATTCTACTACCATAAATGGAGATTTGCCAAGTGTTGTGAAACATGCAGATATAATGAGCAAACCCTGGATATCTATGAGGAGAGAGGATTATGAAGAAACTAAAATATCAATTCTCAGATTTATATCTTCATATTTGCGGTCATATTGAAGAAGAAACCAAAGAAGTACCATTATCAAAGGACCAATTGAAAATGATTAAAATTGCGATTGAAAGCCATATGGGTAATTGTGGGTGATATTATGAGGTTCTATACTTACGCACCGATTGATTACCCATACATCATGCGGAATATCAAACAAAAACCAAGGAAGAATTATAAGCATGAGATTGTGGATATTGGGATCTATGATTTACTGAAATCTGATAGGCATTCTGACAAAAAAATTAACAAATGGAAGAATCTGAAAACTGATGGTTGGAAGGTGGTCCCAGATTGTCCAGACTTGGTTGGTGAATTTGGTAAAAAAACAGATGTTGATAATGTGGAATATAGTAAACAGCTTTTGATGGATCTATTCAATCCAGAGGATCCTAGTCAACTTCCAGTGATCCAAGGCTATTATGATAATTACGGTAGTTTTGTTGAATTTATAACTTGGTTCAAAAAGGAATATGGGCCACATGATAAGATTGCAGTTGGAACCATGTGTAAAAGTGGGAACCGTGATTTTGTTAAACATGCCCTGCACTACCTGAGAAAACAATTTCCAGAAAGCTTCATCCACGCCTTTGGTCTGAGATTATACCATTTGAAAAACGTTTTTGCAATTATAGATAGTTTTGATAGTATGAGTTGGAAGTTTCCAAGGATAGGCGGGCTTGGAAAGGCATCAGCTAAAACCCATGAATTTGAGTTATATTTCCAAGAATATTTGAAGAGAATTGAAATAACCACACATCACCAATTGAAATTTAATTCTGATGAATTTTTAATAAGATCGCGACCATTGCAGGAGTTTTTTATATGAGTGTGATAACTATCAGTCGAGCCACACATGAGCGATTCTTGGAAAAGAAAGAGCGACACAAGGGCGATCTCAGACGAGAGAATATAACACATGATGATTTCTTGGATCATTTGTTAGATATGTATGCGAGGTCCAAGAGCAATGGTAAACCAGTGGTGATTAAGATTGATTAAATTTGGTATTGATGGATATGATTTCGTAAAATCTATTCCAGATGAGGTTTGGCCCATTATCGATACGGTGGTATGGGATCCTCCCTATTTTGATGCTGGCAACAAAGAAGATGAGGAACGAGTTAATGGTAGGACCAAGATGAAGAAGGATGCGTGTGTCCCATGGAATAATCCCGCAGTTAGATTAATGGATCCAGTACTTAGGAAAAAAATATTTGATTATATCAAATCAAGAATCAAACCAGATACCTATATCATTCACTTTCATAGCCAAGAGGAGCGATTACAACATCTTGATAATATTGCATGCAAGCATGCCTGGGTAAAACCAATTAATATTACCATAGCTGGTAACGCGGACCGTAACAACGGAGAGCATATTTATGTTCAAGGAACGAAAATCAAGGGAAAACCAAAAGGTCAAATTCTCAATAAATATATCACATTGCCTGGTCCCATGCGTAAGGCCAAAAATGGCAGTACCAAACTGGCAAGATCAGCGGCCAAGCCTAAAGAATTACTAAGCGAGTTATTTAGGCATCTGAAAAGCACTTGTATTCTGGACCCCTTCGCTGGTTATGGTGCAAGCATAGCAGCGGCATATGGGCGAGGAGCACAGATATTTGCATGTGATTTGGATCCCTGGGTTAGATTTAGTCCATACTGGCAAAATGCGGAGTTAGGTGATTATTTTGAATAGATGGGGACAACTTGATAATATGGTAGGGCATAAGAATCTAACCAGATATCGACAAAACTGGATAGATAGATGTAATGATTGTTTGGCTCCATGCTGTTTTTATATGAATATGAACGGATTTGTAAATCCAGTGGATTATCCGTATGGAGATTATGACAAGAGAAACAATGATGGTAAAGCATATAGACAATTCAATGATGATTTTATTTTAATAGAGGTATTGGAGGGCGTACGTATATGCCCACTAGCGGTTAATAGTAAATGTTTAATCTATGAGGATAGACCAAACATGTGTCGCATTTTTAAATGTGAGATGAAATGTGTTTTAACTTAAAAGTACAAACAAAATATTAAATACTTGATTCTCGTATTATTATATAACCGCTGCTTAGCGGTATAAAAGTGATACAAATGAATAAAATATTAACCCCATTACATCAACAACTTATAGATTGGTTGAGTGAACTATTATATCGTACAAATAATATAGAAGATCATTTTAAATTTATATTACAAGATCGCAAAGATAAATTTAACATCCATTTTTTTACAAAGAATAATAGATATTCAATTACAGCCAATAATGATTATTTAGGATGCCAAGTTTCGAATAGGAAACCAAGAGCAGGAGAAGATTGGACAAGAGGCAATGATTTACCAGATGGTAAATTCAATGAACAGACATGGATTAAGATAAAAAATGCAATCATAAGCTATGAATTAGTAAAGATTGCAAAACAAGAAAAAGCATCAGTGGAAACTTCTAACTAAATAACATAAGCAAGGATTAAATAGGGTATTGCCAATAATTAGCTATGACTGACTCAGCAGATATAATCAGTTTGTTGGCTTTCACACTCGGATCGATTGGTCAAGTTGTGAAGGACGCAAGTACTTTGAAAGGGAGCTATACAAAAGAACAAGCTCACGATGAAATAAAACGCATTTATGATGGATATATCAAGGCAATTATCAAGATTACTGGACAATAAATCCTATTAAATAAGAAATAATTAAATAGGGGTTGCCCGTATTATTAAATGTCTTAGGCAGAGCGTGGAACTGACTACTTCACAAACGGGGAATGTGGTTTACGAACCTATTTCCCCATTACATTGGCAAAACTAGGGGCATTCCTCACGGATGTAGGTCCCCATTATAGTAACGAGGGAAGGTTTCCAGTAGTAAAAATACCCTTCTTTCATTACAATACCAACTTAGGGATAAGTTACGCTACTGAATGGTTGTCGTGATCTGACTTTAAATAGATTGAAGGTAGCTGTCAGGACTTATCCCGATTACAGTAACAAGAGAAGGAACACATTGCTTTCGAGCTCGTGGTAGTAGGACTCGCCTTCTCTCTTACAGTAGTTGCGAAGGTGGTACTGACCCCATCACGGTCACTCCATAAGTCCTTCAATACTAAAGAGAAGGTTTATTTAGGGTGCACCCTATAAAGCTGTGAAAAAAATGCATGGCAGCCTTCTCCCTTATAATACCTAAGCTCGGTCTACCGAGACAGTGTATACCAGTCCATAGCCTACGGTCTTACAATAGTAGGCTGACAGTAACAAGAGAGGGTTAGTAGGAAGGTACAAGCCCTCTCTCTTACAGTAACCAGAGAAGGTTGTCTTACAATCCTAAACCGATAAACTTTCGCCTTCTCTCTTACAACGGAGCTGGCAAACCCTGATCCCATGGGAAATAACGGGCGTGGTTGAAACATGACCACAAGCTCCGCCTTTCAATAACCCCCCTAAAGGGAAGAGTTGGTCGCTTCCCGTACCCGCAAGGGTATGATGAAGAGGATTATCGACCATCCTCACTGAGACTGGTTGGAGAAACGATTTCAGCACGGCTTCTCTGGCCCTCTCTAAATTGTGTGAATAAAGGATTAATATGGAGTGACTACAATACTACTCCCTTAGTGGTAGGGGATGTAACCAGACCAATTACCATAATTTCGTTTTAACTAACAAAGGGAAATGACGATTTCCGAAAGGAGGCTAAAAACCTCCGACTTTTTTTATTTATTTTTCCACTAGGGGATACCCTAGTTTTTATATTCAAAATACAAGCTATAACTAATATGAATCCTAAGTGTAACGTGTGTAATGCAAGGCTATACATACCAAAAATCAGGAAACGTGCCAAGATCAACGGTCGCGCCGTGCGACAGTGGATAAACACAACATTACTCTGGTGTGAAAATTGTAGGGCAGTACGACAGACAGTAGCCAAACAAACCACCGAGGAAGAATGGAGGCAAGAAAAATAATGCCAGAACTTTTACTTTACAAAGTAATGGTAACAACGCAGTGGGATAAGGCCATGGTGCTACCTGGTGATGTACCCATGTGGATTGCACATGCAACATTTCAAGGCGATGCCATCATAAGTTATTTTGGTCATCATGCACTGGAAAACGCTCCAGTTATACCATTTGCAGAATATGAATTTATGGGTCGAGAAACCACCACCAGTGATGATTACAGTGTTGGTAAACGCAGGTTCAACATCGAGAAGAATAAAAAAGGTGGTGTTTTATTATTCCGTCAGATCAGCAAAGCAGCGGTTAGTAGACAACCAACCCTGGATAACAGTGATCCGCTTTACATCGCCATTCGTGAGAGGCTCCACAAGAAGAACAGGGAGTTTGGTCATGGGTACGTACCAGATAAGGGAACGCAGCGCATGTCCTCACTCCCAGGATGTATGCGAAAGATGCAATTTGCCAAGATGAATCTGAAGAAACCAAAAACGCTGTATTTTGATAAAGCGATTGTCAAAGAATCATTTGATCGTCACTATCGCCATAAATCACTCGACGTGTTAAATGAAGCCGAGGCTGGCCAATCAGTACATGAGTATATTCAATCAAGGCTTGAGGGATCCGATATTGTTATCAATATGGAATTTGATATACCACCAACAGCACTTATCAAAGGCCGACCTGGTAAGGTGACAGGCCATCCAGATATGCTATGCAGGGTTGATAATGAGCTGGTGGTAATTGATATCAAATCAACCAAAGGATTCCAATACACACCCAAAGCTGGTCATCTCGAACAGTTATTGGGCTATCAAGCTGCACTCGGCGGTATCAAAGGCGCAATACTCTATATGGACCGTAATAACTACGAGATGAGGTATTACAAGCAAGATTTCGATGAGAGCTGGCTTGAACCACTTCAGGAAAAACTTGATCTCGTGTTCACTGCAGAGGAAGAACGGACCATTATCCCACTTACTGCCATGCAGCGTGGAGCACTTCTGGGTAATAATAATTTTTGGGAATGTCGTGAGCTATATTGCAAATTCAGATACTGTTGTGAGACAGATTTGAAAGAGGAGATGGGTCGCAAATGATGTGTCGATTATGTTTTAGGATTGGAATCAGATCAGAGGCAACCAAAAGATTACTTATCGTTGAGAAAACATTATTGCTTGAATACACATCAATCAAAGATAGCAACAGAATCGAAGTCTGTGATACGTGTTATGATTTGGTTATCAAACTTCAAGATAAAGAACATTTGGTAATTGTGAAAGAATTATTACTGAGTGATTTGAAGGAGGAAAAATAATGGTCGATCTAGGACAACTAATCAGTAATAAAGTACGCGATAAGGCATATTTCCATGTAATTAAATTTCATTGGGGAGACGTAGCAAGAGAATTACTAGATATCGATTCAAATATGCTTTCGGATGTAAGTATCGAACAATGGGAAATATGGATAAATACTGTTTTTACTGAAGAATTGATAAAATCTACCACTCGAGTTGTTAAAAGAAGCATTCTCAAGAGTCTGTTAAACAGTGAAGCATATAAGATAAAAGATATTGTAATAAAGGCGGTTGTAACAGATGAGTAATAAAGAGAAACTGATTATTGATGAGGTAGTAGGTCGTATAGAACCAAACCTACCCTTTGTCTGGAAGATCTTGGAAGTTGTAAATGATGATGAAATCAGAAAAGAACCATTCAGATTGCAACTTTATGAGGATGAAACTAAACTACCATTCGAACTAGTTAGAGGGATCCAGTATGAATTACCCATAAAAACTAAACATGATAAATGGGGCTGGACCTTAGATTTAGATGCCATACTAGATGGCGCAGTTGGTGAAAAAATGACAGAAAAAAGTAATATGTTTGAAACAGCTCTTGCTAAGAAAAAGAGTTATGATGAGGGCGTCAGTGATGCTAAAGAATACACTGGTGAGATAGTGAGTGAGGAGGCATTGATGCTATCACCACAGCACGTTATGTCATTTGAGGAATCAAAAATTGATTTCATGGATAAGTGGAAGATGTTTAATTTCATCAAAAATGAGATTATAAGCGATAGTGATTGGCATCAAATAGGATCTAAGAAATTCCTGAAGAAATCGGGATTCCGTAAGCTTGGCCAGGCATTTCGATTAAGTACTGTTATTAAGGAGACACATCTGGACAGATTTGAGCCACCACTGCCCATAAAGGATAAGAAACACAACTCGCATGATATCTATTGGCAATACCGAGTCAAGGTCCGAGTGACCATGCCGGATAACGCATTTGCCGAGCAATGGGGCATAGTATCTAGTTTTGATAATGGCTTGTATTACTCACCACATGATGCGCTTGGAAAAGCCACCACACGTGCTATTTCGAGAGCGATAGCTGACTTGGTCGGGTATGGAATCAGTTCCAATGAGGATATGGTATGAAATACGGAGATTATTTATCCAAGATTAATGACTTGGAAAAAAAACTTAAGGGTACAAATGAGTTCATTATGACACCAGAACCGCTTGGTGTTATGCCAACTTTTATCCAAATACTTCCAATCAAATGCAGTGATTGTAAAAATGATTTTGAGGGATCCATAACACTAATGTATGGACGCCCAAATACATTAACTTGTCAATGTGGTCATATGATGAAATCTAGATGGGTACGCGTAGAAGGGTATACAGGTCCAGAAATAATTAAAACCACGGATAAACCACTCAAAGAAAAATTTAGGGTTAGGGATTTAAAATGAGCAATAACATCTATAAATTAGTTGCCGAACGCGATAAGAAGATCGGTCAACTACGTAGGAAAATACGAGATGAGAAGCAATTGCTGAAAGACACAAAAGCTAATTTTGAGAGACAGTTGAATGGAGTTGTCAAACAGATCATGGCTGATGTGGGTAATCGCTTGGAAGCTGAATTATTTTTCAGAATTATGATTGTTAATAACTTTGATTTTGCAGGATGCGAGTACACTGGACCAAAAGACAAGATAAGAAATCTGATGAATGATACCAGGTTACCACTTCTGGATATGGGTAAGAAAAAATGAAGTGCAAAGACTGTAATGCTATTATTACCGATGAGCATAAATTCTGTTCCAATTGTGGAAAACAAGTTCTAGTAAAATATGATACCATTGAAAAATTAATGGAATTACAGTATGGAAAAATATTTTGTGAAAATTTGAAGAAACAGACGGAAAGTAAAGGAAAGTAATATATATGACCATGCCCTATATTTAATTAGAATGAGTAGTAATAAAGATCGTTCACCAACAGCCTCGAAAGAGGATCGACCATTCAAGAATCTATTATTAGAGAATAATAAAAACGTCTCGATGGCTTTCATCTATGGATTTCTAAAAGCCACAAACGAAATGTACCCCAATAATAACATTGCTACGCTTCTAAGAATGATGGAGCAAGATACAATCCAATTGGAGGCCAACTAAAATGGAATCAACCGAACCAATCATACCCGCCTCGAAAGAGGAAGCCAGTATTGAACTTAAGATCAATACCACCAACACCCCCCTAGGTGTAACCAATACGGTTTATTTAGATGATATAAGCGAACTCAGGAAAGTAATTAACGTGCTGATTGGCCATGATGCCAATAGATATAACCGTGTCATTTGTGATATTAACACTGTTTACCAAGAGCATTTAGACAGTGTTCTAGCAGGGCATTCAGTTATTTATCTCACTTTTGACGTTGTCAAGTATGTAATCTGCATTACTACCAAGGAGGACAATTAGAATGCCAAACGTGGACCAAGATGGGAACCAAGAACCCCCTTTCGACACTAGATTGGAAGCCGAGAAAGAACACCCCAAAGAGTGCAAACTTAATTGGGGAGAAGAAGGCTACAAGTCATGCACATGTGAATTTAATAAGATGGTAGAGAAAGGGGATTACTTCTACTGTACTGATTGTCCTGAGACCCATATGGATCAAGAGGCCGCAGTTATCCATGAACAGCAATTAGGACACCGAGTTATGAGAAAGAAAGAGGAACCATTACTACCTTTCTCACTTGAGAAAGTACCAACCCGTTACCTTAGAATGGTATTGGAAAACCTAAAAGCCCTATCGAGCGGAGGATATGGAGGAATGAAGCATGATAGGGCCAAGACCAACGCCCAAAAGGAATTGGTCTTTGATGAGCTTAGGAGAAGGGAGGATAATTAGAATGTCACATGAAGATGAACAACATTATGAAAACCTGAGAATTGATGAGCAGGGAGCCGAGAAAAAGGATAGCAAAGTAACCATGGTAAATTGCGATGACTGTGGAGGAACCTTTGGCACTACAATACCAATCGCACACCAATTGTGTGCAGGATGCCAGCGTAAAACCGAGAAACCAAACCATTCCGTGAGGCTACTGATCAAATATAATGATAAAGCCATGAAGGCTCGTACCCAGTACAAAATGCCCATGTATGCTTATTACATGGGTAAGATATTTGCCATCCTTGATCTAGTTGGTAGAACCAATACAATGAAAGCACATGTACCAGAACTAGGGAAATGGTACGCATTTGCGAGGAGTGATTAAGAATGGGCTTTTTTAAAAATTTATCCATCATTCAACACAATGAACGAATGGAACTGAATGCTATGATTATGGAATATCATAATGATCTATGGTACTGGACATGCAATGAATGTCTTAGAGCCTTCACAGAGGATAATCCTAACGTAACGGATGATAGCCAATTATGTTTTGAATGCTATGAGGGAGGCAACTAGAATGCCAACCGATAACACTCACCCTATAGATAGCAAGACCTATCCTGTTTATGCTTTTATCGAAGGCCGCCTTGTTTTATTAGAAAAACATAATTATTGTTTGCACTGTGGCACTATCACCCACCGAGATGATAAAATATGTGTATGGCATCTGTGTGATTTAGAAGAAGCATTAAAGGAGGACAACTAGAATGGTTCAAACCAAAGAAAAGAGTGAATGTTGCAGATCACCAATCAATGAATTAATTTCTGGAGAGAAATATTGTTCAAATTGTGGAATTGGATTAACTGAGGACCTGGCTGACAGAGTTGTTAATATCCTAACCGCTGAACCTATTGAAACCATCGTCAAAGTCAGAAAAACCGTAAGAAATGAGGATACTGGTAGAGTATACGAACAAACCTCTTGTCATATCTGTGGTCGTGATAGCGATAAATATGGAGAGGATATCTGTTTCAAATGTGGTAATATGTGCTGTACATTTGATAGGACCATTTTGTACACGGATAAGCATCCTGGCAAGACAGTATGCACGAAATGTGTCTCTGATTGGCTGGAGGAGAAGAAATGAGGACAATAATTACTGTTATTAACCACGATTTAGATGCCTTAAAAGAAATCCAAATCCTTGAAGATGACGGATGGAGGGTTGATGTAATCACCTTGCATAAATCATCTAGAGCAGAAACCCATCATCATTATCATATGGTAAAAGATGGTAGGATGCTTGGCGTTGATTACATCGGTGAAATATTGGAGAGAATGGAAAAGGCTCTATGGGAAATTAGCAGGAGGCCCTAAACATGGTAACTAGCAGGACCATGCGTAAGATCATCAAAGCCATCGATGAGAATCACCCATACGCAGCCAAGATTATGGGATATCGATACGAGATTAGCTTCCATGTAAATCAGGTACATGTGGTCCCACGTAGCAAGGGGTCCACCGCTGTTTCTAGTACAGCTAAAGATAATCCCATACGTGGTCATGGTGGTAGAATATTCAATGCAGCTCAGCAACTTGCATGGGACATCAAAGAAGAACTGGATAAATTCGACGCTAAGGAAAAGGATGAAAAATGATGGCCAAAGATGCTACCATCCAATATATTATGGATCGAACACATTCCAGACAAGATGCCTGGACCACACAGATCATCGCAGACGAGCTAGGAGTTACAAGACAAACTATTGCCCCATATGTAACTGAACTGATCAATGATGGCCATCTACGTAGGATCCTATGCGTTGGATTTACTCGCGGACCATCCGTTCAGATTTTTACCTCCAGTTGCAGAATCATTCAATATCCATTTGAAGTTCTAAAAGCAGCCATTAACACCGCTGGCAAAGTAATGTTATCAATTGACATAGAACATCCAAGCCAACCCAATACCATCTATATAGACAAACACTGGTTGGCTGCATTGAATGGGAAGGTATGGGTTCCAAACGAGATGGAATGTAGACTATGTAACTTCTCCTTCAATAATTATAGAAGGGCAAAGTCAGCACCAACAAATTTAACCAAGTACATATTTTGAATGTCAACATTTGTCAACACCAAATCAACAAAAGATCAACAGAACATCAACAATAATCAACATTTTTATAATCGTTTATACCATGGTATATCATGGCGAAATATGATTTCCCTAAGATTTACCAGCTAAAAGAGAAAGAAGGCAAGGAATGGTATGAGATCCATGCCTTGCTACACCATACTAATCAACGATCTGTTGAGAGTGCTTATTCACGATGGAAACAAGCATATGAAAAACAACAGAAAATATTACAGAGCACAATTCCCAAACCAAAAGTGAAACGTAAACCCAGGAAGAAATTGCCAGACAATATCGATGAATTTCTTAAAGATCTAGAGGACAATCCACATATCCCATATGCAGGACTGATTGATGAACGATGCACTGGAGCGAAGAAACGAGATCGCTACATAGTTAATGCGGTCATACATGCGATTAAGCTATTGTACGGATGAAAACTTAAAATAAGAAGTACGTATATTATTGCTTGTGAGACAATGCGATTGCAACAAATCATCACCTACTTGGACCCTTAGTGATGTGGTCTGTCGCAAGTGTGCAGTGGTGATAGACCAGGTTTATGAGGAATATATCAGGGAGAACAAACTAGAAAATTACAGTGATGGATCCAGCTCGCTTGGATTATTTGTGATTTATGATCCAAAGAAAATCAAGGATATTATCATGGTGATTGATGATTTCTGCGATTATTTTGGTATAGAAATATCGATAGATCATCGCTACAAACACATACCGTATATCATGGGTAAACATACGCTACTTGAATTCAAATATCCATCACCACATTTACTTTTCACTTCCATTTATTTATATCATAGTTATATAGGGGATGTCCAAACATTCACCAATGGTGATAATTTTGAGTTAAAAAATTTTGTCAGTAACCAGAAAGGGGTACGCCAATGGAATAAAACGGTGAGACTGGCTTGTAATGATTGTATAGGCAAAATAGAACATTTGCACAATAATAAAAAAATATTAAGCGGTAAAAAGGACGATTCACGAAATACCAGGGAATATTCCAACGAATTACTGGACGGGTATGCCCCAAATCTAGAGAACATTATCAATCGCGAGCGTAAATTAAAATATAAATTTCGGAGAACGGTCCGCGAAATTTGTGACACTGTTAAAAGACCAGTATCAAGCTACTATTACCATCAAATTCGGATAAAAGCAGGAATTAAAAACCAAAGACCTGGACCAAAACAACGGAGAAATGCAAAATATGAAAGCGAAATCATTGAATTATCAAAAACCATGAGTTATCGCAAAATAGAAGTCCATCTGGCGATTACCTATAATGTAAGTATAAGCAAATCAACAATATCAGATATTATTAATTCTGGGATATAAGTCACCATAAATTTTTATATTTATTTCATTTATTTTAATTATTAGATATTTAGTAATTGTAATACTATCTATTACAGATATTAATAAAATAATTAGTAGTGAAAAAGGACTAATTAGTAAAAGTAAAATAAATATTATTAATGAAATACATATTCCAATCATAATATTTAGTATGTAATTATTAATTTTAGTCCTCATTCGTAGTCTCCATCATCACCCACAGTTATTCAGCTCCTAAGCATAATAATATTTCAAACGAGGAGTTCCCCATTTTACTTGGTCAGCGGCTGCTCCTCCTACTACAACCCAAATTTCAATTACAACCCATTTATACGCTGAAAAATCAATTGCTGTAAATGCTACTTCAAGCTCCCCTTGTGATTTTTGATCACTTGAAGGGATAATGTTTTGATCTTCAGAACTAGCCTTCAAACCATATACTATTAAACTATTTATGTAATAACTAGCATCGGCAGCCTTAACTGAAACCCCAACCTCTTCGACAAATAACGATAAACCGTTTCTTGTCGTAGGTAATGGTAATGTGAAAGACATAAATATATCAGTGCTATTCGTTGAATTTGAATACCACATTCCCGATCTTTCAAGATTAATATGTGGAGCGTGGTTATAACTACAATTTTCCCATTGAGCATTTCCAGATCCAATTGCTAAATTACCAGTGATAGCGTCAAGCTGTGTTTGAATTGCAGATGTAACACCATCTACATAATTAAGCTCATCCCCCGTAGCGGTAACTAAGACGCCCCCTAATTTTAATATTCCATCTGGTGCAAAGAAACGCCAGTCTGCAAAATCATTTGTATCGAATGTACTATCTGCATAGTTGAGATAAACCAGGGCAATCACGGCAACATCTTGCGGTGTTTCTGGTGGTTCTTGTTCTCCATCAGTTGCATTGGATCCTTGTAATGTACTAATAGTTCCAGAACTATTGATGTAGATCAATACATAGCATGATTGATCATCCACGGCACTGCTCAGCGTTGCCCACGCGGCATTAAGATCAATACTTGCACCAGTGACAACCACACTTGTACTATTCACATGAATGGTCCCACTGGCAACTGCCAAATGATTATCAGCCACTGATAAATCAGTATTCGCACCTATAGTTGGAGCACAAGCACTGACCACATAGTTTCCACGCATAGCCATGATCATAGAATTTATTTGCTCACTGAACGGTGTATCATTGCCTGGGCCCGCGGAATAAAATCCACCAATCAATAATTGCTGACCACCATCTGGCCAGGTCATAATTTAACCTCCTCTACGGGATCCTCGGCAACCAGATAACCCAATTCTTTCCACATAATCGACTTATCCATCAGATTCAGTCTCCTTCTTTGGTAATATGAATTTCAAGATATCATCAATTAATTTATCTTGCTCCTTCATCTTTGCTGTAAGGCTGTTGATCCGCTGCTCATCACGTTTAATATTTCTGCTAAGCGATTGAACTTTGGCATCCAAATCAATATGCGCTGCATTATTGGTATTCGCTTGGCCTCGAACCTTATCGATAACACTATTTATGACACTAAGCAAATCCTCATGGGTTGCCTCGTTAAGTGGTATCCTACCATCATTCTTTGGTGGTAGTAGCCTATCTTCCTGTATCTTTATCAATTTATTTTGTAATTTCTTCTTACTCATAATTTTAACCTCATTATCCATACCATTATTTCAACTCCAAATCTTTTATACGTTGTTCTAAATCGTCAATACCTAATATTTTACGCATCATTTTTAATTCCATGTTTTTGAATCGATATTTGATTAATTTGGCTTCCAACCATTGTTCAAATTCTTCTTTTGTCTCAAATTCTTTCATATAATGAAAGCCAAGTATTTCTCCTTCGTACTTCATTTTTATCACTCCAACCATATCTCGAATATATCTAACGTCGCTGTATTACTCGCATCAGATAGACACTGGATTCCCAATAAATCTCCAGCATGTAAATCAGCATCAGTGAGATTCATAGTATGTATTCGCCATGTATTAGCTGTAGCGGCAGGAAAATCATAAGCTGTGGATACATTCAATATGTTTTTCAGAGTAGTAGAAAGTTGTTCTCCGATTATTCTATCAACAGAATCAATATTCCATTTTACATTATATAAATTGGCAGACGATAATCTATATAAGAATTTAATAGTGATATTACCATCGTCAAAATGTCGAGGTATTCTCTGATTAAATCTGAAATAGCAATCAGCGTCGTTGTTGGGCATTCTTATTACAGACAGACTATTGTATCCTTGTATACTCGCACCATTGCCAACTTGTACCGATGGAAATCTACCCTCTACTTCTTCTAATTTGGCTGCTCTTATTGCGGCTTTTGCTTCATTATCCGTGTATTTCGTATGATGAGCAGTTGAAATATTTTTATGTGTTGTGATCAAACCATCAATAGCATTATCGATAGATTGATCATTTGCCAATTCTGCTGTTATCACGGTTTCTGTGTTGCCTGTCGTCCATTTTTCATGTAAATCTCCATATTCTATATCTGTTAAATGATTTACGTTTGATGTGGGATGTACATAGATTGAATGTAAATCCCCATATTCTGAATCAGTGAGATGATTAATATCTGAGGTAGGATGTACATAGATTTCATGTAAAGCTCCAACTTGTGCAGCGGTGAGGTGCTGGATATCAGCTTCAGTGTTCTTGTCAGTTAATGAAGGATGGTCTGTAACACCACCACCTAGCGTATCAAAATATTTCCATGATGTCGTTTCGCCATTATACACATAAAGCCTTTCCGCGTTTGATTCATCGGTGTTTACTCTCAAAACCGTTCGACCAGGTTTAGGATTTGCTGGTAAGTGACTGGCTATATCTGCCCAACTGGCTCCATAGGCTCCACTTTCACAGAACATATGTGCTAGACCATCAATGATCTTATATTTAGCTCCTCGCGAGCTACCATCCACTGGATCCATCCATCCATGTAGATCACCGCTGACATTACTGAATCCATCCCAATCAGGATCATAATCACCATTACCACCGACAACCGACACAATTTACACCTGTTTAAAGTTTGTTCGCATCCTAGCACGAAGCTGTGAATCCGCTGATTTATTGAATGCACTAGCAGTGACTACTCTGGCAAGCAATTCACCCGCCGGATCATCATCTAATATGCCAAGCTCATTGAAAGTGTCGTCAACAATATCACTATCATCCATACTAACTTGATGTTCGCTCTCGGCAGCTCCAGTACCCACACGTGGAAACCCACTATCCATATCCTTACGAATAATCTCATTTTCAAGGGCTGTATCACCCACCGTTGCGGGTGTGGTCCCATCACCAAATGCAATCCTGGCTGTGGCCGCATCCATAGGATCTGATGCAATCCCAATATATCTGTCTCTGGCTCTTTGTAATCCTAATGTTGTTATTACCATCTGTTCATCATCTATCTCCGTTGTCCATATTGGACTTTGTTCATTCCATACAGCACCCGTATTCCATTTACCTTCATTCCACCTTCTGATTGATTGTTTTTCAACAGTAGCAAACACCTCCATAACGATTTCCTCATACCACTGCTCGTTAGAACTGATAGGGGTCGCTATATCTTGAAATCGCTGTTTAATATTCCTCATATCAGCAAATAGGTTGGCTATGGATTCACTATTGTAATCGGTAAAATTAACCAAACTTACATGTGTTTGTTGGTTTTCAAGTTCTTGTATTAATCCGAGGATAACAAATTGTTTTGCCACAAAATCATGTTGTGGTATCGTTAAACGCAATATGTCTCCTTGTGCATAATTCCAATCAGGCTCAAGACTTGCCTCGCCTGGTTGTGTGGGATTAGCCAACCGTAACAATATTTCATTTCCCACTTCGATTGCTTGATCTGAAGTTATTATGGTATTATCCTCATGTCGCATGTAGTGTTCTTCATAATCGCCCATACTAACACTATCACGGACCAACTCGGCAATACCTGAGCTATCAGGTTGTGCTCCTCTTCCTATAACCAAAACCCTATTTCGGACTTTATTCCCAATAATGGGAAAATTATATGAATCGATTTCTTCACCATCGGTGAGCGTAACCCCCAAATCATTATAGCCATGTGGTTGGAACCAAAGCACCCTATCCTTATCTACCCAGGTATTATGTATTTCCTGGATAGCCAACCATTGAATTATCTCCATGGGTGTATACCCTCGCCAAATACGATCATACGTTCTAGTGGTTGTGGCAATACTGGAACTCTCGATAACTATACCATCACCATAAGTTGTTACCAAATCGCTAACTATGGTGCTGGCAGTTTGATTACTGGCATTGTAAGCATCAATTCCTTTTTTTGATAAATGGAATGAATAATCTGGGCAATAAAGCGTAATTTCTTTTTCTTCGCTTGGATCAACATCTTGGATCAAACCTCTGAATTTTAACACCGATGTTTCATAAATTTTTATATCAGTTTTGAATTCAACCACTGATTTTATTAGCGTATCATCAACATCATCGATGAATTTAAGGGTAGCAAAGGTGTTTTTGAAATTTGCATTCATAGCGATATTACCATCAAGAAAATCGGCGGTGTAGTCCACATCATCAATAAGGAATTGTAAGCTCATATTGGCCAAATCTCCGAGATTATATCCATACTCATGGTTACTGGTATTTTAGTCACAACCTCACCAGCAACACCAGTATCATCAATATCAGTGATTATTCCGGTAAATATCAAATCATCATCACCAAGATCTAGCGTTACGGTTACAGTCTCTTTCTGATCGTCGCGTACGTAGATGGCAAATGGTCCCAGTTTTACCACCGCACTACTTACCGTATCGGTAGTCAAAATAAATGAAAATTGCAAAGTACCAATGGTTCTTCCACTTGATCTTGCCTTGCCAGGCCCCTCTTTACCACCAAAATTCTTTGAATTCATAGCACTTCGCTTATGATTATAATCAATGGCTGTTTTAACTGATAAATTAAGTGTTGGTGTGGAAGTTCCACAGACTATGGTGGATGTCATTCGCTTAAGGTCCCTCCTCGATATTGTTGCCTAAATGCACGATCTAATCCCCGTTCAGCAATACCACCGAGTTTGGTTGCCTCGGCTTGTTTGTATCCATAAAAATTCTGAGTTAGCATAATCGGTCGCATTGGTGCTGGACCACGAACACTTGATTGCATGGTTCCTTTATCAACCACGCCCTCACCGCGTTGAAGAATAGTAAGAACTTCATCAGTTCCGGTCCCAGGCATACCTACCACTCCTCCAGAATGCATAAGTGGTATTTCAGCAATCCTTCCTAGAGAAACCTCGACACCTGGTATGGCATTAATTACTGTTTCAATCAGATTAATTATCCAATTTATGCCCTCAATAATGCTATTAATAAAAACAATAACACCGTTGAGTGCTCCGACAAAAGCCATTTCTATATGTTCACCAAAAGCCCCCCAATCAACACCAGTGATCCAATCAACAAACCAGATAAATCCTTTCATTACCCATCCAATGGCAACCAATATTCCATCAAACACGTTTTTTATATGATTACCAAGAAATTTAAATACATTAACCAAAACAGTACCAATTTTATCTACAATCCAAGCAACCACAGGCTCCAAGAATTTCATAAATTTAGCGAACGCAGCCGTAAATTTACCAATCAGTTCCTCATTATCCTTAGCCCACGTTTTAAATGATTCCGAAATACCCGCGACGGTATCTTTTATTACGTCAAATAATCCAATAAATATGTTTGCAATTCCTTCAAAAATGCTGTCAAACATATTTTTAATAGATTCACCAATTGCAGCTAAGGATTCCTTATTTTCCTCAAAAATGGTTACAAAAGTCTCCATTATCTCGGTAAAACTTTCAACCAATGATGCAAACGTTTCTTGTAACGCCGTAATCACCGCTCCAGTGTGTTCTTGTATGTTACCAAAATTGGTTTCCCATGCGAGCCATAATAATACCAACGCAGCGATTATCAGCGCTATTGGTCCAAGTATGGCCGACAAGCTCACACCAAATAAACTCAATATTGCGGATGCACCAGAAAACATGGTGGTGAGGCCAATTCCTCCAGAAATTAATAATTTAAATGAATCATCAAGATCCATTACCCATTCGGTCAAACCCTCAACCGCAGGAATTACATAATCCTCAATTATGGGTGCAAGTGATTCTCCCAAAACCATAAACATTTCTTCAAACAAGAAATTGATCTCAGCCATGGCACTTGCAAGACCTGGACTAGCATCAACCATTTTCTTGAACATGCCACCAGAAATAGCAGCCACAGCAGCCGCTCCTTTAGCTACACGACCAAGCGATTGTGTCTGTTTCTGGCTACTTGCTTCAATCTTACTATCAGATTTGGTAAAATCGTCGGTAAAACTTCCCACAGTTTCACCAACGCCAGATATATCAGTGGACATTTGATTAGCAACGGATTTAACTCTATCACTAAGCGCAGTTATACGGGTCATCGCCTGTTGTGTGCTAAGATTCATAACCATTGATACTGGAAATTCTTCTGTCATTATATCAGCTCCATACTGCTTGCATTAGTCAAATGGGGGTCATCCTGAGCCTCATTTTTCGCCATCGTTGCCACATTCATAAAAGCCACATATTTTGGTTTGAACGTTCTTGCTACCATCGGTGTGCAATGATACGTTTTTGCAATAGTATGTAGTTGAAATAATCTAGCGATTTCCGCAGGCACAGTATCGGAAATACCCATATAGATATATTTCAATTTATGAATGTGGTCCATCATTTTTTTTCCTCTTCTATGAAGAGTTGCTGAAATGCGGTCATAAATTTTAAGAATTCCGACGCCCGCATACCCCTAATATACACCATAAGTGATTTTTTGAATGTTTTTTTAACTAGGATCTCATCAAAAAAATCTGCAGCAAGTTTAAATCTGGTATATCCTTTCGTTTTTGGCAAGGCTTCCTCAAAATCCATCAATGCACCAATGGTTGGCTGCTCAAAGGTAAAAGTATTTTCTTTGGGGTGTTTCCTGGTACTGAAAGTAAATGAATCCTCATCTTTCAGTTCTGGCAATTTGGCCAAATTTTCCTCTAGACTCATAACATCACACCGGATCTTCATAAAGTGCTATGGAATCTATGGCAATCGCCGTATAACCACCAATAGCACGAACTGGCACTGTTTCCACACGTACACCACTTGAATCGCCCGCAGATTTACGATTGAAATTAAAAGTCTTACCATTGGGGATGCCAAGAGTTAGATTATCAGTGCTTGCGGTTCTCTCAATCACATGTGCAATCACAAAATCAGTCTCATCGACAATAAGAGCCAAAAGTGATTCATCTTCTGGTTTGAGATCATATGTGGCAACTAGACCACGTAGCCCCTCAGATAATTCACTTGGATCTTGGCTTGATAGGGATCCACCAGCGGTGACAGTTCTCTTGAAAGTATAAGATGCCCTTTCTACTTTGGCCTTGTAATCAACAGCATTAACGGTAAACGTGGTTGATTGATGCCATTCATAAACAATTGTGGTTAATTTGGCTGGTGACCCTGGTGTATCACTAATAGCCCCTAGTAGAGACTTACCCTTCAATACCACTGTGGGGGTTTCACCATAAACAAAATTCATAGTTGCTTCCTCACATTTGGATCCAGTAAATAAAATACTGTATGAATCTGTCTCTCCAAGTAATTGGACCATCTCAATGCTTAGCGATGGCAATAAGTTGTTTAAAGCCATGGTGTGCGTATAGGTTTCGGTTACAACATCCGTTCCCATAATCCAGTAAAGCCACATGAAGTTTTGGATATTAAATTCGATTTCCCATCCATATTCAGCCTTGCCATGTAGTGCCATATACGCTTCTTCCTGAGTACTTATATCGCTAAGCAATAGTTCTTGCTTATTAATAAGTATCTTAACGCTCTTGATGATGCCAGGCCACTGTTTGTAGCTGGCAGCCTCGGTTCCAGGGACGTTTTCTTCGCCCACTTGTATTGCAGTAATATCTAGTGCCATTTTTAATTCTCCTATGGAAACTCACTGTATCGGTTCACTTGTAAGTCAACTAGCCACCACCAAAACGAATCACCCTTGGCTCCACTAGATCGCTCCATTTTACGGATGATCCAGATGGTTGAATAATCGCCTGGTAGATTTGTTGCGTAGGTATTAACTATTCTTCTTACTTGTTTGTATAAAGAATCCATAAGTTTCTTGGAACTTGTACGTAGGTCTAATCTTACTTGTCCTTTGGTACTTACCATTCCTGGCAATGCCAATGATTCATTCTTAAGATCACTTGTAATTTCTTTATACATCAAATATTGGTTGTTTAACACGTTTGGGTTTCTGACATTCTTATTTCTATCTCTGACCAGTTTCTTTGTTGAAAATAGGGAACTATCCCAATAATCATCGCCAAAAATAGTCTCAACTACGTCTATTGCCTCCAAACGTTTTCACCAACTTTTTATTTTTTTTATACCATGCGGGTGCATAGTACCATGAAACACGATTCGGTATTGCTTACCAATGTTCAGTAGTAATATGAAAAATTGTATATAAATGATTACTGCTTAGAGAAGGAGAAGTGAAACCCATCCCTAAACAGCATTAGCTTAGAAATGATTTGAATGCCTTTTGGGACCATGTATCAAGTATATCTTTGATCTCTTCTTTCCAGAGTTTTATCTGGTTTTCTACATTGGGTGTTTTTTCCCCCTCTGTCCTTATGGGATCATTACCATATTGTAGTAAGATGGCAACACTACACATCATAGCGGTGGCCTCGCGGATATCAGCGGGTACGAGTGCTCTACCATGGCGATAGCTGAATCTTATCTTACGATGACCAAATTCTGGGAAGGTTGTATGTAAATAAACCATACCATCAGCGATATCAACCCACCAATCCTCATCGCCCACAGCCAGGCCCTCGGTTTTATCAGCCACCAAATTGATCCATGCGTCGTTATACCAAACTTCTATTTTATCACCTTTCTCGGTATCAAAAGGAAGTGTTGGATAAGAATTCAGTTTCCAAGTCATGTGGTTGCGGTGATAGAATACTGCCCTGTTTCGGACCTCGCAATTATGATATTCATTAACCACGGCAATTGAACCAAATGAATTACTGGTAATTCTATTAATCCTAGCCTCAGCCCCTTCAATCATTTTCTCCACCTCATTCTCAGTCGGAGTTGAATCTGATTCGAATGACATTCTTTTCCCGCTCATCATTGCACCTACTACGCGAGATACGTCGCTTGGATTACAATATACCATTATTCTTCTTCCTCCAGATTTGGTGGTGGTTTTAGTTCAACTTTACTAGTATTCATCTCTTTTACAACCTCTTTGACATCCTCTTGGTATTTTTTTAGAGAGTTATTTAAATTCTCAATGGCTAGCTGCTCAGCTTCGTGGCCATTTATACCAAGCTTACGTTTTATTTTCTGGATCTCATACTTCAAATCATCTTCGTTGGTGGCAATGGATGATAGCATCTCGCCAACTTCAATACGTATTTTTTTCATCTCACCAATAGCTTGTTTATTATTCAGGGACATTCCAACTTTAGGCGGTATAGCAGGAAGCTTTGCCAACTTGTCATCTATTTTACTCAGTTTACGTTTTATTTTCTCAAAAAACATAGAAATTTTGGGTTCAAGTGTAATCACATCATCAACCAATCGATGAAATACCAAACTAAACCCCTCCACTTTATCGCGAGGGATTTTACCCGTATATCTTTTAATAAGTAGCTTAGCAACATCCCAAAATACAAAAATAATCGCCATCTGGATTATACTTTTAAGTGGAAATTCCCAAACTATATCCTCTAATGCCATCTATTATTAATTGATTTAATTATTTTTATAGTATTTTTAAATATTTTATTAATTTCTCAATATTGGATGTACTTTGATTTCTCTATCATCGGTAACGGCTGCGGATGAGGTGAATTTGATGACATGTGCACCAAATAGATACCGAAAGTCGTGGTTAGCTAATTCTTCCTCGATCCAAATCATATGAACCTTATTCGCAGTTAAAGTGGCCACGCTAAATATTGTGGCCTCCGCGTTGGTTGCATCGCGTGGGAAAATAGCAACTGTTAAGGTTGCTGAAGAAGCGTCAAGCGGGGGAATGTCAACCAATAGACCAACTAATTGACCCCAAGCATCAAAATCCTCGCTTATCACCGTAGCTGTATCAAGAATGGTTGCAACGATCTCTCGATCTTGATGACCACGCGAAATACTCTTATTAGCAGAGCGATTTCTGTTATCATTCAAGTACGCTGAATCAATTCCCATTTAAATTACCTTCCATATGCGATGAATGGCACTGTAATACCGGATAGATCAATTGCGTTAATTACTTCTCCAGTTCCGGTGAATTCAATAGTTACAGTCATATTCGCAGCTCCACCAGTAGAAACAGCATCGATTTCAAGTTCAATGATATCACCTTCTGCGAAATCATCTGCGGCTGCATCAATAGTACCATTATCTTCTGAGCCATCTGCGTCATCGTGAGCCAGGCTAGGTTTAGTAGTGAATATGGATGTTCCAGCGATACCTTTGTTTACATCGATCACTGTTGGTCCACCACCAGTTCCACCAACACCTAAGGTCATCATTACATCGGTAATATCACCATCGAATGGTGCTCTCCACATTTCAACCACTGCGGCTGAAGGTGTGCCAGCGAAATAGGTAAATCTTTCTACTCGATTTTGTGAATCATAAGCAAGAATTTTGTTGCTATCCTTATCAAATTCAAGACTAATATCGCTAGGATTGACGAATAAATTCTCAATCCTGTCGAGTCCCAAATCTGATGGTGCAATTGTTTCCCCATTAGTGGCGTATGAATTAGATAGGGTCATTATTCCCATAATCGCCTTTAAATCACCAAATACTGTCTTTTTAAGATCAGTAAATGTTACAGTTCCCATGATTACTCAGCTCCTTCGCGTAGCTTGGCCGCTTCGATGTCATCCTTGGTTGGTTCCACTTTTTTGGGCGGTTCCTTTTTTGGAAACACTGGAACTTCCTCGACATCGGCAACTGCTTTTGCTAGTTTTCTGCGTTTTTCAACAGCCAAAGTTGCTTCCTTGTGGTTTTTGAAATAAAACGCGATAATCTCCTCGGTTGCGCAACAATCAATTAGATGAGCGTCTTTTGGTTCTTTATCCAATATTTTCAATCCAAGGTTCTCGGCCTTGGCTTTGAAATAGTCAATATCCTGCGGATGGTTAATAACCAAAAACTTACCAGCTTGGAACTGGTAGCCATTGATTTTTTTACCATGCTGGCTTCTACCTAGATGTGAAATCACTCCAGGTCTTTCGGTTGTTACATAAATTTTCATGCTAGTATTACCTCCTCTTCTTTTGCGACTTTTTCAATGAATTGTTTGACAAGATCAACCTTACGGTCCCGCATGTTGAATTCCCAACCTCTACGCTCAGCCTCCTCGACAATTGCCTGTTTGGTGATTGCAGTTTCGTTGGTTAGCAGATTTACTCCTCCTATTTCGAGGTTTTTATCAGCTAGTTCATTCATCATTGCTTCTTTAACCGTGGCTGGATCTTTGAGTAGTACCTGAAAATCTCTTTTTCGATATTTTAGCCAGAATTTGATATCCAGCTCTAGCGATTCACGATCAATACCACGTAGTTGACCAAGTGCGGTCCTGTAAGTGGTAGTTCTAAAAGAAACTTCTTTCCAGACATTCTTATAGAATTGCCAGGGGTTTCTCCTAGAATATAGTGATCTCATGTTATGCCAGTGAGAATTTTCGGGACCAATCCATCGTATCCATATACGTAGGTTATTCCTCCAATTTTTTTCATTACCTCTGATTTCATCCCATGTTTTACCATATTGTTTTTTGAAATCATTTTCAGGTACGATTACCATTTTTAACCGTCGCCTCCTATTTAAGATCCCTGATGGATCCATTTGCTGGGAAGTTCTTACAATTCAATTCACAGAATGTAACGAACGCGCCCTCGGTTCCTAACTTGTTAAGAATAAAGGGATCTCCATGCGACCATCCAGCCTCATAGTACTGTGTGGGAGCAAGAACCTTCATATTGGTTGCATTTTGACCAAGCCACAAGAAGTAAATCCTGCTTAGCGTATCCTGTGCAACATCATTGGATATCACGACTGGATATTTACGATAAGTGGCAATCTCGAAGCCAGTTTCCCGATCTCCGATTGGTTGAACTCCATTCAACCCAGTACTTATTCTGGCAACATTAGCCTTGTCATCAAACCTCTGTTGTGGTGCAAGCTCACGATTCCATCGTTCATAAGTGTCCTCACCAGTGATGAACACCCCTTGGCCTCCAGGACTGTTTATTTGATACCTACGCACTGATTTGAGCAAATCATCAACCAAACCAAGACTGAAATCTCTGTCAGACCCGCTATTGTGGTCACTGTAAGGATCAGCCCATGATACTGCGGACCTATCGATACCAAATATATCCTCATCGTCGGCGGTGTAGGATAATGCGGTAACGGTGGCTGTATCAATGGTTAGCCTGTCAATGGATTCAAGATTGACACCAGCTAGGGTATCAGCATCCTGCGTCAGATAGGCATTCATGTCCTTGGTGTGCTCTTGACCCACAATTGGTCGCTGAGCATCGAGTGGATTACCATAACTGTCATCAGCGGTATCACCCTCTAGGATGGCCTGTGCACTGGCATCGAATGTGTGAACAATCGTTTTGGGTGCAGCGCTGCCAATACCAACATCAGCCATATCAGTTTCTGGAAGATCACCATCTTCAGCAAGACCTCCACCAGTTTGATGGCGAGCGGTCAGCATTCTCCAACCTCTTCTGTCCCATGTGGTTTTAGGTAGGAATTTCCAGATATTATCCTCCAAATCAAGTTGTGAGAATAACATGGCCCCATAGGTTGTGACCAGGAAATTGGTTGTATCACTCAATACTGGGTCATCAATCTTTTTCAGATCACTGAAATAGTTGGGGTTGTTCTGATATGGATAATAATAGTTCATCATATCGTGAATGGAATCCATTTTGGGTGGGCGTCCAGTCTTTACCTGTTGATTAACCATCAACTGTGTGTTCAGATTCCTGGCATGTGTTTGAATGCCTTGCATCTGTTCTTGGGTTACGGTTTCTTGTGTAATACCCATAATCAAGCACCTGGGAGGGTTTTCTCCATAACCATATGGTCATGCAGTTCCTGTCTGGTAGGTGGTCTTTTCATTTTTGTCAAGAAATGATTGGATACCTCGCCAAAGGTTGGTCCAGCGGGTTTTTTAACCGCAGCGGGTGTCTCAGCACCAGCATTTGCATCACCTTTATCAGTGCCATCAGCACCGATTTCTGGTGTTTTCGTCTTGCGAACACCAAGGGTTTTTAGTTCCTCGGCAACTTTCGCTTTAATCATGGCTTCAATGTCAGGTTTTTCGGCAACTGGTTTCATTTTAATCAGTTGAGCCTCTGCATTGGTAGCCCTGTCCTCTAAAGCCCTCAGCTCGGATGATCTGATCCGAACTAGCGGGTCTTTTGGTTTCTTGTCGGTCATTTTTTTCATGTCCTCTTCTTCTTCCTCATCATCAATATCGATGTCGATATTTATATCATCATCAGAATCTTCATCATCCTCATAAGATTCATCTTCCTCATATTCATCCTCCATGTCATCATCTTTTTCCATGTCGGAATCCTCATAATCATCGTCTGTTTCCTCGGATTCATCTTCTGAGTACTCAGAATCTTCATCCATTGATGATTCGGAATCGAGGTCGCCTGTTTCAGATTCATCATCCATCTTGGCATCATCCTCGTGTTCGTCACCCTCTGCAGCGAAATCATCATATTCCATCTCGCCTTCTTCCAGGGGGTCGTTCATTACATCCTCGCCTTCCAGCTCGGAGTTATCTTCAGTTACATTATCGCCTATCTGAATTACACTCTCGCGTATCTCTTTGAGAATACCCATAGTACTCTCTGGCTCATCATTAGTCATCATCTTTTCCTGATCAGATGGTATCTCTTTTTGTAGTTGCATTTTTTTATTTACCTCATTGCGTATTTCTTTGAGGACCGCAATCTCCTCTTTACTCATCTTAGATTGATCTTTTGGTTTCCTAGGATTATGAAGTTCCGTCACATCTATATGACCCGATTGGGCCAATCGTTTCAATTTCCCATAATCGTTTTTGCTCATATTCTCTTTGAAATACCACAAATTGTCGGATTGGATAAGAGATCGTTCATTTTTTACAATATTAAAAAGAACAATTGAAGGGAGTTTTTTTTGTTCATTCTTAAATCGTCTAATAATAGATCGCCACATAGTAGAGGAGAAATCACGGTATGTTTTTGCATTACTGATTGAAATAGTAAGATTGCCTAATTTATCTATTTCCATTTCAGATATTGTTGACATCACCTCTCTTCTATTCATATTCTTCAATTTATTGGCTTCTTCTTCCCAATTCACTTCGTCTATTTCTTCTTTCTTTTTAGAGCTTGGTTTATCAGAATCATTATCACTTGGCTTGGACCCAAATTTGCCATCATCAGCCCGTGGATGCTTGCCTTCGAATTCAGTATCTTTTACTTTTTCCAGTATTATCGCTCGATCCGCTGCCTGTTCTCCGCTTGGTGCAAGTGTCAAAGCCCAGATACGAGTATTTTTCACCTCAGTTCCACACTGACCATCGAGACTACATTTAATTGCACTTGGTATACCAACACCACGTAAGCTGACAGCATCAAGTTTTTCCTGTTGAATCATATCCCATATGAAATCATCCATCTCTGGATAATCATCAAATATGTGAGCCTCGAAGAATATACACTTGGTATCGCGATTATTATCATTAATTTTCAATTTCTCAGCCTTGTGTGGATAATTATCAGCAATCCATCCAAGGGTTGTTTTCTCCATATGATCTACCTTGCCAGGCAACATATCAGTATGGATAACGCTAACCATTACACCTCGCTCACTATTCATCATCTTGTCGATATTGGCAGCAAAATCATCGATGTTCTGGATTTCCTTATCACTATCAACATCCTCGCTGGTGATAATACCTTTGAAAACACGCCCCTCATTTTCTTCATCAATAATGAGTGTTTGCATGGCCTTTGTCTGGAATGTCTCTATCCAAGAGCCAAAGGATCTCTTGCGTAGACTGCGTTTCCTGTCCACGTTGGTATAATTGATATCAGTTCCAAAATACTCGTTAAAAAGCTGATTTACCATCAACTCGCTCTGGCTAGATCCTACACTCATACTACATTAGTAATTAATCGCCTAGTATATAAATCTAGAACCGTTCGAGGATGATTATATTAACTTCATGGGAATGCCCTATTAATTAGGTGATATAATAATCTCAAACATAAAACGTTAGTACAAGGGGTTAAAGCAGCGTCATATGTAATTGCATAATAATTCACCAAAAATTGACTTCACCTAAGCGATTCTAAGCAACTTTTCGGGGTATACCCATACCTATCCTTAGCTCTGATTACTATACTTTTATGTTTTGAAACTTAGTGTAATTTCTTTAGCAATCTTATCTGCAGCGGCAATACCGCGTGCAATGGCATAACTGAAAAAGGGATGTGATTCAATTCCCTCTTTTTTCAGTTTGTTAATTACCTTCCATGCCTGTTTCTTTGGATCATCAAAGCCATAACCTTGCGCCCATGCAAATATTTTATCATAATCTGGAATAAAGCTGGCACTACCAAACTCAATAATGGCAGCATCGGCATTGAAAGCAACGATCTTCTTATCTCGTTTCTTAATCACTTCTCCAGAATTAAGTGCCTCCTCGAAATCGAATACTGGTATTAACATCTGTGGCGTCTGTGATAACAAGGTTTGTGCTTCCTCAAGTATTCTATCAGCGATGGCATCAGCAATCTCATTGGCCAGGGCTTTCACTGCCAATTGTGCAGTAAGAACAAATTTGGCTAGCTCAGCGGTATCAATCTCCACGCTCATGTGTAGTTCCCTCTATATCAAATAGATCCTCTTCGCTGGCATCTGTTGGACCACCAAAATCAATTACTCCATTTTCAACATGCGTTCCATAAAAGATGAATGTACCATCTTTCTCGATAAGATCCCCATAAGATAAGTTGCCGTAGCTCACATATCGATGTTCATTGAATGTGATTTTATCTGGATCCATATCAAATATTCGACAATCATCATGTTCGCCAACCATTATCCAGTATTTGTCAAGATCCTCACTATCCATCTTCATTGGTTCCTGGAAATCATAATCATGTATCATCTTATCAAAGGCAACCATCTCGACAAAATCATCCAGTTCCTTTCGTTTCATCCATATCTTCATCTAGGTTTCCTCCTCTCTGAAATTAACACCACCATGATATTTATATGTTGGGTATGACCCAAATAAAACGTGCATGGTTTGTTGCCAATATTTGCCGTGCCCTTGTGACCATTCTCCACGACCTCTATTTTTATTATCCCATCTCTTTTGATCTCTATTAAATATAATATTACGATAGTTTTGGTATTCTTTGTTCAAACGACCTCGTTCTTCAGAGGATGATTGGTTAAATTCCTCAATTTTCATTTCGGTAAATTCATCCAAAAACTTCTTGGCTTTATAGTAATCACGTTCCATATTCCAATCTGCAAAATGATGGGCGAATTCATGCCTAATAGTTTCTTGTATCTCAATTCCTGTGTTTCCTGGTCTTAAAGCGATTTTTTGGGTATAAGAATTGGAAAAACCTAACCAACTACTTTTCATGTCTTTTGTCACTTGAAGTTTTATATTCAACAATTCTGGATGTTCATTCAAATCGATACCGAGACGATCAATTGCATAATTAAATTCCTCTCTAAACAACTGTCTAATCTCGGTGGTATTTAATACTTTATTCATATGAGTTTTCCTTGCACCCTTATATGTATCCTCCTCAATATATCCCCAATAATCATATTTTCTGAGGGTTGTCTGTTTTGCCAGCTCTGCAATCTCTCCTCTTTGTTTTTCCAAATTCTCAAATGTTTTTTTGTTTTCAAATTCTTCTAAATTATGATTTGCGACTTCTAGCATTCGAACGCGCATATCATATGTGTTTTTATAAAACCCTTTGGGGTCCTTTCTATCTATATTTTCTTTGGCCCAATTATAATATTTCTCTGCATGAGCCTTTTCAGCCACTAATTTCTTATGTTTTCGATCTGTTTTACCAATTTTTTTCTCGATAGCATATATTTTATCAGCAACCCCTTGGAATGGATGGGCCAATCCCCGCATAATCGCATCTTGCTTACGATGGCTGGCATTAACCTGTTTATCCTGGTATTCTTTCTTCTTAGATATTTTTTCAACCTCATCTGATTTATCTATGAGTTGTTGATATAATTCCTTCCCGCTTTTGCTGCTAATATCACTTTTATCATATGCTTGGATTATTTCTCGATATTCATCCATTAGACCCTCTTTCTCAGATTCAAACCCTTCAGATTTTGTCTGGTGCATATCAATCTTCTTTCTGATCTTACGAATATCACTTCCTTGAGGGGTATTCTGAACAAACACTTCAACCGCTGCATTAAGATTCTCAATTCGTGGCTTTAATTTTTCAATTTTCTCTCGGCTCACTGATAATTCCTTATCACTATAAGATCCATAAGATTCTTTTTGCAAAAGATCATTCATTTGTTTATCCAGGGATGATTTTAAGCTACGGGCCTGGACGTATTTATCATATACTTTCTTTTCTTTGGCATTCATTTTGGGTTGTTTAGGTTTGATTTCTTGAGTAACAACTGGTTTAACCTCACTAGTCCCAGTGGATGCAAATCTTCCAGACTTATCTCGCTGGACCACTCCTTGTGCTACTGCACTCTTAAAACTCTCACTGGACCATCCCTTCTCAAGATCCGTGGAACTTATTTCTATTGGGACCCAATTATTAGGACCAGCTAGTATATAGTATCCATCTTCAGCTTTAATTATATCGCCCTTTGATAGAATAACCTTTGTTAATCCAAGATTAATCTTATCACTAATTTTATAAGTATTATAAATTTCATCTAGTGTAGAAACGAAAGAAGATACATGTATCCATCCTTTGTTAAACATGCCACTATTAATACGAGATATCTTTTTCCCAATTATTAATTGTGAAAAAAGTTTTTGCATATTTTGTTTAGGATTTCTTGCTTTCAAATAAAGTCGTATTTTCTCTCTTTTTTGGGTTGGTGGTCTATATTTTAACATAAATTCAACTCCTTACTGGTAAGGTTGCACCACCAGCCATTCGGTGTCGTGGTTTACTACCAAACAATACATACATAGTATCTTGCCAATCTTGTCCGTGCCCCTCTCTAAAAGACGTATCCTCCCTATTAGAATTGAAAGAGGCCATTTTCTGACTATCATATGAATCTATTGTTTTTACAATGGTAATCATTCTTTGTTTCATCTCTCTTTGTTTGTCTGGTTTGGATCTATAAGCACCTATATCAAAATCTAACATTCGATATTCTTCTTGTAGTTGATGATAATTGGGATATGTTTTCAAATCAGTGAGAAAATGTGCTATCTCATGTCGAATTGCCTCTTGAAGTACCACAACATTAAAGCCACTTTCAGTTATTTTTTGTATTAGTGGCAAATTTAGGGTAATTGTGTTGTCTGAAAATTGTGTTTGGCCTATATATGAAATATTAGGATCCGCTACTATATCCAATCGAATTTCACCATAAGGTAACAAATCTTTAGATATTTCACAACGCTCCATGGCCCACGCCAGTTCTTCTTTAAATAAATTCTCGATATATAAAGTGTCTTGGTTCATAACGGCTTCTTTTAGTTCCGAAAGATCCTGCACTGTTTTCATTTCGTTGTTTTTATAATATGGCCAATGTTCTCCATCCTTTTTGATAGATAAATCTCGTAATGCTTTATGCTCCTCATTATATTTTGAAAGAGTTTCATCCAAACTGGTTTCATCTGTTTGCTCCAGTGATTCTTTATACTCTTTGATATTGATTTCCATATACCCCTTCATTTCTAACAAAACTGGTTCAGTTTCCTCCCAAGTATCCTCTACAAAATCAACATCATACAAGCTGGCATCTTTTTTAACTATTGCAACATTAATTTTATCTAGATCTTTTTGTTCTCGTTTAATCCATCTTGGATATTTTTTCTTCATTGTATCATTTTTTAATGCTGCATGAATTATTTCATCAATTTCAGATAATCTATCTGCTAGATCGTAATCTGGGTTATTCATTCTTTTTAATGTGTTTTCTATTTTTACATTTATTTTAGTGGCTTCAGATTCAGTTTGGGTTATCTTATCAGAAATTTCCCATAATTCCCAGTTTATTTCATCTTTCCTATTTTGTTGTTTTACGGTTCTATTCAAAACATTTCTTAAATTTTCATTTGCCTCGTATAATTTATCACGCCTAGTATTTAACCCTTCTAATTCTATATTTGTTTGCATCAACATACTATTATATTCATTTAGCTCGATCTGTCTTTCATTAACAACCTCTTTTCGGTATTCCTCGATATCTCCTTCCTTTTCTTCTTGACCTGGTTCACCGCCCACATCTTGCCCTTGTTGCACTGCCTGTTTTTCCTCATCTGACATTGCATCGATTACTTCTTGTGGAATGAATTGTCCTCCAGGATAGAATTGGCCATGTATATTAACACCGCCTGGTGGTGCTCGTAGATGATCTTTTACTTTGGCAAGAAAAAATTTGTACATCTTAGCCAATGACTTGGCTCCTACAACTACCACACGAACATCCTTTTGGTCCATGTTTTTCAGTACATAATGGCGATGATAGCCATCTAGTAGATTATAACTCTCATCAACCACCAGCGGTTGCATCTCATCTGTCTCATTGAAATAATAAGCCAGTGTTTCTGGTCGTACCCTGGGACTTTCTTTCAGAATATCATCATCATTGAGTTCAAAATCTGGGTGTGGACTGATCTCATCAAGCGTAACTGTTAAAAATTCCTTTACATCATAATCGTCGGACCATTCCCAATCAGGGATTTCATCATTGAATTTGTATTTATCTCCATTCTGATCTTTAGCCACTTCTAGGGCTGTTTTGATGGGAGTTCCCTTCTGCAGTAGCAATTTAACCAGGTTATGATCCGCTTGTGGTTTGGTTGGACTTCCCTGGAATTGGTTCTCCGCAAGTGCCTGGTTGCCAGCACCACGCGGATTGATATTATTAAAAAATGGTGTATCCTGTTCATTAGGATCCCCTTCGCCCATGGGACCACCATTACCTTCTCCTATTTGTTGCATTTGCTGTTGTTGCGCAAGTTCCTCCTCGCTTGGTTGTTCAAATCGATAGTCTCCATTTGGTAGTAGTGATACTTTGAATCCCAATTGCTGCTTATACAACGCACTTTGATCCTTTTTGAGTTGACGGTCCAGCTCAGCCACCTCATCTTGCTCCTCGCTTGGTGGTAAGCCTAGATCCCAATCCATCACATTAAACATCAATGTAAGAGGACTTATCAGATTATTATTCATGGTGGTTTGAGCATCTTCCATGGCACGATTGGTGACGGTGAATTGCATACCCTCATTATTAAGTCCACCACCAGCGGACATATCACTATTCATAATGGGAGCAACACCCCAATATGCACCCATACGATTACGTGATTCCTCACGAACCTCCATGAATTGCATTTCTTGAGGACTGGCATCCATTCGTATTAGTTGTGGGACAGTCTTGCTATCTGGATCGTATATAGTATAGGGAATAGTATACGGATCCTTCTGTAATTTTAATTTCATCTCCTCCATATGTTCTTTAACACTGGAGACATTACGAGTGGGTATCATCAGGTAAGCATTGGCGATCTTCTTCTCATCATAATAATCAGCCATATATTTAACCTGTTTATTGGTCAATTTGAGATCATAATAAAGTGTAAGTGCACCTGGATAGCCATAAAGTGCGGATGGTCGATACATGGATGAATGAATAATTTCTCCAGCAATGAATCTGAATATTATTTCTTGCATACCCGCCTCATATTGTACAGCGATAACAGCATGTAGCGATTTACCACATTCCTCACATGGTATAAAAGGATCGCTTGAGATAAACATACGATGATCTATACAAGTATATTCATATTCTCCGATTACTCGGTGTTCAGTCACACTGAATGCCATATGAGCAGGATTGACACGCCATAATTCGATAGGGATCCCAGATATAATCTTACCATCCATCTCCATGTAATTCTTACGAACAGCAAGCCAACAATCATCAGTTATATCCATATCCTCGAGTAATTCTTTCAATACGTCAACCAAAGATTGATTATTCCTGTTCACCTTCTCTACAATCAGATCCTCAAGTAATTCTTTCTCAGCAATGTTTGGTGTACGCAAATCAAAGGATCCACAAAGCTCACATTCCTTTACCTCATATTCAAAATCAGCCTCACATGCCTTACACTTCTTAACGAATTTGGGTGTGATTTCAAAACCCTGTCTGAATAATTCTCGCTTACGTGTATTCAACATAGGACGTGCAGTTGAATTGGTAAGCACTGAGTAAAACATGTGCTCATATTGATTTGGATGGTATGCAATGGCCTCACCACCTGAACCACCTTGGAACCTGGTGGCGATGGGATTATTGATAATTTGCATCTTTCGAAGCTGTTTGGTAAGCATTTTATTAGCTTCCAACATTTTCATACTTGGTGCAAAGCCAAGTCGACTAGCAATTCTGTTTCTCCAACGTGTGGTAAACGGAGGATTTATTGCTTTGGTCAATTCTGTGATATATTTTTCTTGTTCAGGAAATATACCCGAATCTTCGTGCGTGCCAAGGTATGTCAATTCATAAGCAGTCTAGGAAGTTGGTATTTAAACCGAGAGCCGATAACAACCTTTTTGTACGAACGATCGTACGAATATATATGAACCAAGATGATTTGATTGAATCAATAACCAAATGGTTTTTCTATAAGGGCAAATATGCAGTCCACAGTATCAAAGGACAGTATATGAAGATGACAGTACCCCATGATTTTGTACGAAAGATGGGGTTAAAAAACTTGGATAAGTTGTATGTGTATTTCACTGGTGATGTTATGATAATAAGCAAGGAGAAGATCGAGGAATGAGTGACTATTGGAAATCGACTTCTTTATATAGAAATATAGCAATTAATGACACTATAGGGCTTTTAAGAAATGAAGGCATGGATCCGATGCAAAGCCATAATGTTGCACTAGAAATAGAGAAAATATGGCTAAAATTAATGAAGGAGTTGGGTAAATGAATGCTGATAAACTAAAAGCTCTTGAAGCATCCATTGAGGTGATATTCCAGTCACTTAATTACAAATTAACCCAGGCATGGGGCATATTGGTATTAAATGATGCTGAGAAAGGCCATATTATAAGAAAAATGGCTAGAAAAATGCGAAAGATGCCACTCACCGATCTTGTGTGCTGTGATAGGTGTCTGAATCATGCCTATGGGGAATTGAATGAGAGCCTATGTTGTAACAAGTGCAAGTCATGTAAAATTTGCAAGGAGCATCTTGGAAGATGAGTTACGTGGTTAAAATCGAATATGGGCGGTTCGTATGCCCTAATTGTGATAAATCATTGATTAGTTTATTCAGTTTGCAAAAACACGTTCAAGGAGATTGTGAAGATACGCCACGAAGAACGATTTTAGCGATCCATTTGGTAAAAGATGGTAAGATTTGTGTATGTGGTCGTCAGATTGCTTTTGTCAAATCAACCACGAATAGGGCTGAGGTGGATTGTAAAGTATGTATAAGGAGAGCTTAAAATGAAAGATTGTGCGTATTGTTCTATTCCTGGTGATGCACCAGAAATCGAGATAGATCATAAATCATTTGATGCTGATATAAGATTGCTCTGGATAGTTGCAAAGATGTATCATGATAGAAAAAAATTGCCTCATGGTGCTTGTCTACCCCATGATTGTATTTTTGAATATAGCCACATGAAATTAAAATGGGAAATATGGAAATGTAATATTTGTCATCTACATAAGAAGAAAGAGGATTTGCCAATATTCCATATCGATCCAACACTAACTAGTGAAGAGATTGCTAGGGATCTACAACATGGATTGCAATTGGATAAGAAAAGAGGTTTTAATAATAAAATAGATGATTATTTCTAAAATATATCAACCTCATCACTGATATTTTTATTTGCCACAAGTGAACATGAAACATTCTTAATTGCCCACACCTCTTCTGTTATACCTATTAAAACCTCAATAACACCCCGTTTCTCAGCACCCAATGATCCAGAATTTGTCAAAGTTCCGAGCAATGATTTAAATCCTTTTTTGATTGCTGTGCCTGCACTTGTCAATACGCCAGCAATTGATGTGCTTGTTTTCTTGATAACAGTACCTGTTGTGGTAAGAGTCCCACCAAATGATCTGATATATGTGGTAAGGCCACTAAGAACACCAGAACTTGTAAGTGTACCAGCAAACGCTCTGACATATGTCATAGCATTACTAACGTTACCTGAACTTGTAAGAGTTCCAATTAATGTTTTAATAAAGATGGTTGCTGATGCTACAATACCTGCTGGAGTAAAAGCCCCTGTGAATGTTTTAAATGTTTTCTTGACTATACTACCTACTGAGGTTAATTCTCCTACGGGGAATTTGCTTGTCTGTTTAGTTATAGCCCCCGATGAGGTTAACTCACCTATTGGATATTTTGATGTCTGTTTTGCTATAGCACCCGATGAGGTTAACTCACCTTCAATTGTTTTATTAAAGATGGTAGCTGATGCTACTTCACCACTAGATGTTAGTTCACCTACAGGATATTTACTTGTCTGTTTAGCAAGACTACCCGAGGGGGTTAGTGCACCATCAATTGGTTGATAATAAGTCTCACCTTCTAATGTTTGGGGTCTGACAATATCTGTGTCATCATCTGTTACACCATCAAATCTGACTTCTAACTGACGAGCACCAGCAACCACATTATCTATAATCAATGCTACTCTCTCAGTAGCTCCAATAGTCTTAACTCCAATACTCCCTGTATTAGTTTTGATGACTCCGGCATTTGCATCCCCAGTGTAGTTGTCGGGGCCTAGGATAGTATCAACAATGACTCCACTTGAATTGATAATAGCAAGTGTGATATCACAGGTAGGATCTGAACCACCACCACCGCCCTTTCCTATATTTACTCTGTAAGTCCATTGACCTGAAGGTACTTCCTCTCCACCAGTATCCTCATAAAAATAGCATGTCTCTCCATTCTCAATATCCTGTAATTGGACACTTGTACCAATGGGAGTATCAATATCAAAATTAAAAGTACCTGTTGATAGTATGTGGGTGGTACTATTCTTAGCCCATAGCTGAACCAATTATACTAACCACCAGCGGTTACAGTCAACTCATAGGTAAATTCGATCTTATCACTTGCCACAACATTAATAGCTGAGAATGTTGATCTGTCCAGCAATGTTGCACCTGTAGCTTCAGAGAATACTCCGTGCTCAGTGATAGCAAATCCACCTGCATAGGTGTGTGTGGCAACAGTCTTAAAGATGTTAGCTGTTGCACCCTCGTCGAGTGTGCCTGTATCTCTTGATTCTGCACAGGGTGTTTCTAGTGTAGTATCCCCTGGAATTGGACCCGTAGAACCTGTACCACTATCATGGTATTTGAATACATCCATTGGGTAGGTTGTACTGTCCTGCATTGCATCTACTAGGTAGGCAACAAAAACATCTGTTACTACTTTCTTACAGACAACGCCGTAGTCTTTTATTACTTTACCATCACGAATATGTTTTGCTGACAATTGGGCTTTTATAATTAATTTTCTTTCTTCTTCTTTCATAGTATCACCGTATAAACTTTCTTTTTGGTTGTTATAAATAATTACTTCGCAAGTTTATAAATGGCTAATTCCTATGTAAATTATTTAATATACAATCAATCGTCCTCGGCTACAACTTCGTAGAACAGCTTACTAAAGGTCAGCGGATCCGTGGTATTCCAAACAGCCTGTGGCCACCATTTGATAAATCCAAGTTTGGCCTGATCCCCTGTGAAATCAGTAACTTCGAATTCCCATTCTATTATTCCATCTACTCCAGGTGGGGTTTTTTTCGTTGCCACACGCTCAAAATGATCAGTTGTTTCCCCTTCAAAACGCACGTAGACAGTAACCACCGCGTCTGTAAGATCAATTACACTTCCATCTTTATCTTTGAGAGTTACTGTTAAAAGTGGAAAAGCATCGCCCGCAGTAATCTGGTCTACCATTTCATATACAATATTTTCTAAGTTTATATACGGATTTCCTTGCAATGTTTACAATACCAATGGTTAACACTTTTGTAGATCTGGCTTCCAGTATCGTTTACTGTACGAATAAGCATTATATTCATTAGATTCTCACATATCACGCATCGAGGTCTTTTCATTCCTACCATGTATACCAAATCCTATACATTAAATCAGCGACCTTATTATTATTTTAATTGGCATCCTTTCTAGGACGCTATCTACAAAAGTTTGCATTTCTGGAATCTTACGTACTCTTTTAAGCCATATTTTCATATACTTGGCTGGTCCCCATCCATCATGGCTGTGTCTTTGTGTTTTCCCGTGCATGTGCCACATAAGACTTGACAAATATTTCTTGGCATCTTTTACTTTTTTACTCTCTTCAAGAGTGTCCAGTAATACCAGGGCATCCTTAAATTCAGCTTCGAATTCATCCAAGCATGAGATTTCTACTTTTGCCATGAATATATATTCGTTTTTAGACTTAAAAAATATATGGTCATATTATGTGGGTATGCCCTATTTTAGTATATAAATTAACATACATATTACTAGCATGAATTATCAAACCCTAGCATATTGGTTGATTTTTGGTTATGTGGTTTTAATTCCACTATCAGCCTGGATCATCAAAGAACTACGTGGATTTACCATATTGATTGCCGAGAAAAAAGCAGATGATGGAAAAGTGGATTTCAAAGAAATTCTTGAACTTCTCATGGCTGCCAACATTATCATTCGAAAATTACTTGGCAAATTGATTGCTATATTCACACCGACCCAAACATCTTCATAGAGAAACCAGCTTCTATTTTCCTGGCAGCTAAACTTGCCTCCCAGGTTCCAATTGTCGTATCATCATGTCTACCACGCGATACAAATTTACCTTTATCCTTATCATATTGCCAACTTGCGGCCTCATTAATCACTATTTGCATCATCTCCCGCGTATGTTTGATTTGTTCTGGAGTGTGAATATCTTTATGTCCCCATGGGATTACCAATTTACCCTTACTGTACAACTGAGCCAGACTTGGAATCCCAGTTTGGGCATCGTGTTTATTATATCGATGAGTGGTTTGTTCTTCGATGGGAATATATTCATACATATCAGCAAGCATCTGAGCAAACATTTTTTGGAATTGATTTGTCTCGCAAATTATCAATTCGTGGTTATAGGTCCCATACTCATCATCAACTTGTTTTAACTGTGCATCGTAACGCAGCCCTCTGAATCTACGAATATTAAGAAATCTCCACTTGTCTTTCAATACCTCAAGTGAAACAATAACGGTCCAATCGGCATCATCGCTTGGACTGATCTGTAAATCAATACCACCGACAATTTTTGCACCCTCTGCAGCACCACGACCAAGGATAAGACTAGTATCTTTGCAAGTATCCATCACATGCCTTGGTATCAATGCCAGCTTATCGCTTATTGGATTGAGCAGGAATTCTATCTCAAATACCATTTCACCAAGTAAATCCTTCTGATCCATAAGATAGCTGAATGGTCGTTTGTGCTCCCATAAAACGCGTGGTTCTTCCAGACCAAGTTCATATTTTTCATTATTCAATATCGCAGGATAGAAACCTACTTTGAATAATCGACCACCGATTTCTTTGTTTTTAATTTTATCCAGGATGTCACCCTCACGTAGAATAGTTCCTACCACGGTAAGTTGTGTCCCTGGGACCATGGTCCCCAATACGGATCCTCGGAATTTACGTTCAGCTTCTTCAAAACTGATGCTCATCTGTTCATTCAAAATATCATCGCATGTGACCCTACTGGGATGAGACATACGGATATTGCCAGTCATTCCTTTTCCAAAACTCTGGCTTTTATTCTCCCTTCCATTGGTTGCTCGACCACGTAGTTGTAATTCCAGTTTATTATCCTTGATAAATTCGTAACCAAGGTCCAGATTCTCAAAACTGAATTCCAACATGGATTTAAGATTCTCATGCCATCTTTTTGTCTGATCGTTGGCATAACACACAGTCATATTCTCATAGTGTCGAAAAAGTTTCTGACTTTTCGGGATCAATTCTGGAGTGCTCAACATCTCCTGGGCATTGAGACTTTGAGACCAGGTTGATTTGATATGTCCACGCGAGCATATTATACCCACATATGGATTGTTCATAGCTAGATTATTCCATTCCTCATGGAAATCAGCAATACCGATACCCAAAACATGTTTCTGATAATATGGAAGATGAGTAAATGCCGCTTGTCGATGTGCTGCCAAGGATAGTGGACTATTTGGTTCGAAAATTAATTCCTGATCTGGAGGACTGAAAAGTGCCAATTATATCAAAAATAATACAACAATTAGTATAAATAACAAGCCAACCAGTATGTAATTAAATTTAACCGGATTTTCGGTAATCCATTCTTGTAAATTAAATTTTTCTTTGTTTTCTTTTTCTATGGGGATTGTAACAAGATCAATCAGTCCAAGACTGAGACACCAAACCGTCTTTTTCCAGGTAGATAATGGTCCACACCATACTTGTTTTGTGTCATCATCGAACATGTGCATAGACATCTCAAAACCGCAGTCGGGGCAATTTTTTTGTTTGATCTCAATCATTTTCTTCTTTTTCATTAATCAAACACCTTCTTTACTTTCCATTCTACGAACATAGAAATATATCTATCTAATTGATGTACTCCATAATTAGACATTGAAACATTATAATTGTCCCACAGAAATTGTCTTAATTTTTCAATATCTTCAATATTTCTTTTCATTTGAAATCCTCCGCATCTTTGATAAAATCGACCCGAGTGATCTCATCAATGACCATCTTACCTCTCTCAGTTATCTCAACATGAATCAAACCATCAGCGATTAATCGATTAAGATTGATTTCGATAAGTGCAGCCAAAGTTTTATCTGGCATGCTATGAAATTGTTTGCCAATCATTATATTCTCACCACCACCTATTTTTGATTCAACACCGATTATCATGCTTTCTTCATTAACTTCGATTTTAAAGTGTGATACGGTCCTATCGCTCATTTCTTAGTCTCCTTGAATATCCAGAAGGATACCCCGCATTTGGCAGTGTTCTCACATTTATAGGCAAATACAGCAACCAGTTCTTTACAATCAGTAATTTTATAATTACACATGGGGCATCTTACTCGCTTAATCATTTTCCTACACCCCTTGATAATTCTCTTTTGAAACATTCATGTTCAATTTTTAATGATGCAGATGCTATATTGAGCTGTTCTGGAGTGGAAATGGGCATATTTTTCGCTGTGGTAGATATTACGCTGTATACCATAAGTAACTCATCATTAGTAAAAAATATTGGTTTTTCTTTTCTTGTCATTTCCTCATCCCCTTCATCTTCTCTACATACTTACGCATTTTCTCTTCCTTCTTCTGTTGTTTGTCATCGCATATCCATCCTTCTCTAGACTGATCCATTAAATCAGCCACGTTCGATGCGGTCACATTAATAGTTGCTCCTTGAATATTAGTTACAAATGCGGTTTTGCCTTGTTTCCTGGGAGTAATAATCTCATATGTATTAGCAGCACTATCATCATCTGTTTTTTGTTCGCGATATCTACGAACATCGCCACGTATCGATCTAGATCTTCTCAAACCAACCACTCCAGAATTTCTCAAGTCTTTGCACTCCTGCGGGGGTACGCATCTTCTCATAATATTTCTCGCTGATCTCGAATCCAATACCATTTCGCAAGAGATCCCTTGCAACCCAAAGCGTGGTCCCACTTCCTGCAAATGGATCCAGTACTGTATGGCCTTTATGTGTAAATAATTTGATCAATCGTTTTGGCAACTCCTTTGGAAATGGTGCTGGATGAACCCCTTTTTTCTGCTTGCCAGTTTCTGGTTGTATATCCCATATGCTGGTGGTCCAGTGCGCCCACTCTTCTTTAGTAATATCGCTTTTGTCATATATATTCATGGGGTCGGTCCCCTTCGTGGCAAGTACAATATATTCATGTACATCACGAATCATGGGTCGAGATGCCTTCATATAGGATCCCCATGCGGTTGAATTACTAGTTTTGAATTTTCTCCAAATAATCTCTCCCATATTGGTAAATCCAGCACCATCAAGCAACTCACGAAACAAATCGCTAAGCGGTATATATGGTTTACGACCAAGATTAGCCACCACTATAGCAATGCGACCTCCAGGAACGAGAACACGATAACATTCTGTCAGTACCGTGTGCATAATCATAGTATAACTAGACCATGAAGGATTGTCATCATAGCCCTCATAATCAATGCCTACCTTATATGGAGGGCTACCAATGATTAAATGCACGGATTCATCATCAATAGCACTCATATCCTCGCTAGATTGGTTATAAATCACTATATTATCGCCCTTTATCATCCTTTTTCACCAATTCATAGTAAATTGTGTGTAAATCCAGTGGTTGCACAATTTTCTTGATTTTGCCCTCTTCTAGCAGTTTATCGATGAAAAACACGGTATAAAAGGCTCGAATCCCCATTTTTCCCATCAAATCTTGATGTTTTACTGGACCATCTCTCAAAATATGCAATATTTGATCTCGTTTGGTCATATTAGTCCAATGCCTCCCCATACAAATAAGGAATGATGTCCAATAATATATATTCCACAGCTACATTCCAAACATGTTCTAATTTCTCATTTAGTTGGTTTGGGGTTTTATAATGTACAGGGATATTTATAGGGTGCATTTGTTCAACTTTTCTAACTTCAAGATATTTCTTGGCAAAGGTAATAGCATCATTTTTTTGCATCGGTGGTTTCCTCCAAATTCTATCACAACTTACCATTTTTCCATGATGTCCATCAATCGGTTCACCACATGATCCACAATGAGCTGAATCCTTTGCAAAATAAAATGTTATTTTTTTATTGCTACTCATTGGCTTGCCTCCCTTTCTCTACATTTCTCGCATAGATTCTGGAATTGTAATTTGAAGCTGCAATCATTACTTACATAATCGTCAATTTCTTTATCGAAATCCTCACAGCTTAACATCTCATCGTCAACAATATGTATTAGTTTGCTCATGTTAATCCCTTATCTGGCTGGTGGTCCTCTTCAAATTGGCACTAGCATATTTTTTAACCTCTTCCTCTGTGGCCTCTCGTTTGGAAATCGCAACAATAAGATCAGTTTCGCGGTGATGATACCACATATTTGCGATATAATATGTTTTGCTAACCTCACTGTACACCAATTTAGCACCAGTATGAATTTTTAGTGCTGTTTTGATAAAATCCCTGGCTTTCTGGAACTTCTCAAATTCATGTTTTTCCAGTTCGTATATGTCCTCATGGAATATATGATTACCCATATGCTCAATTAAACAATCGAGTTCAACCCAATCCTCGTAACCGTAAGTCATTTTTTCAGCTCCGTAAGTACTTGTTCAACCAATTTAATCATATCCTCTTTACAAATAGTAACATATAATTTATTAATATTCACACCACCAAGAGATATGGATTTAAAAATTAATCTACAATCATCAACATCCAATTCGATATCTTGAAGCCCTAAATCTATTGTATGTAAACCAGTCATTTAAGTAGCTCCTCTTTAATCTTATCAATTTTCTCTTCCAATTCATCATCTATCCAGACACAGATATGTGGCTTGATCTTGATGTGATATCCATCCTCATCCCAGGATCCCTCTTCAATGGGATACCGATTATCACACTTCGTACAACGAACATCAAGATTAATGGCCATATCGATGGCGTGATGCTCTCCATCTGTAGCAAAATCCATATCGTCAATGGTATTGTGGCTCATGCAAATAGCCCCTTCAATCGAGAACTTTGGCTGACAAATCTGAACCTGGATCCACAATCTGGACATGCTCGTTTAATAGTATTGAATAGATGTCTGTCCTTGCGTAATCTGCTATGACTGCAATTACTGGGATCCTTGTAGGGATATGGTTCTGGCCTGTCCCTATCGAAATATGGCTTGAACTGTTTCTTAACATCAAGTACTGGCATTTTTCTTATCCTCCAACTTAATCAAGAACTCCAATAATTGGCGATTCGTGCTCAATTGTTTTCTAATCTCCCTAATTTGAAGTTCTGTTTTCCATCTACCAGTTACGCCCACCAAAGCTCCAGCCAACAACAATGCCAATATTGAGAATATAAGCATAAAAACTGAAGCTTTCCAAATAAAAGGGAAAAATATGATAAATGGGAGGCTAATAATGCTTGAAATAATACATATGAATGCAATGAGCATTATCCATCTCAAAAATTCGACCAATATGTTATGTATTAGGGAAAACTGATCTTTCCGTTCCTTTAACTCCATCAGTTTTAATTCATCTCTTGCAACGATGGGGGTCAATCTTTCAATATTGTCAGACATCATTGCTTCTTTCTCCTGAATTTGAACTTTCCAGAAAATAGATACCACCAGCTCAGTTTCTTAGGTCCTTGATCATCAATTGTTGCCATTCTTGAAGGTTCTTTTTGGGAAGGCGTTTTCATCTTATCACTCACTGGTTCTTCCATAAATTCCCTTTTGAATTCAATTGCAATTGATGGCTCATGGGAAAGTGCCGATAATTCCTCAGATATAAATTCCCGTTTCAAAATATCCTCACCTGGTCCTGGAGTTCCCACAACTATGATCTTATTCTCTTTCTTGACAATTCCACCTTTATGAAATTCTGGAAATGCCAGTTTCTTCTTACATGCGCTGATGTGCCTATTCATACCTCGTTTGGTATATTCTTCCCCGCAATGCGGGCAGTTTGCTTTTTCACTCATTCTAAATTCCTTATCCTATACGAATCGCTCCAATTCTCATTAGGCGAACGATCAATGCCTAGTATTTCCTCTTTCTCTCTTATTCTATGATAAATTCTCCAAACCCTATAATAGATTCTCCAAAATAATCTAAATCTAGAATAATCTACTCGATAACTATATACTGTTACTCGATCAATTGATTCAAAATTATTAAATGCCAAAGTATTATCATCTCTTAAGACCTTATCTTCACTCATTTTTCTCATACTCCTTTTTATGTTTTTCAAGCCATTCTTGATCAAATTGAACATTCCCTGTCGCATCTAGGATAGGAATATCATTTTTGTCTCTTTTAATTCCTGGGTAATATTCTTTCATCATTTGTTTCACAGATTCTATTGGCTTATGCTTTGTTCTTTTTTCATAACACTTCCGACAATATACCATTCTCATGGGATCTCCAGAATTAAAAGGAGAGAACCAATGATGGAAAAACATAAGATGAAATAAATGACTAAATAACTTCATTTTCCGTTCTCCTTTTGCATATAGCAGTCCATACAGATCAACACAATTTTCTGATCTGTAATCGTATCTCCTTCCTTCTCGAAACATTCAAGCGATGTCTCGCATTCATCACAAAATTGTTTGATGTAACTCATTGCAGCATCGCCACCACTCCAATAGCCACGCCCCATAAAAATATAAAAGTCATAAATCCAACAAAGAACTTTGGTTCCCAGATCATATCATTTTCCAAAATTTCCTCACTCATATATCGGTAAGTTATCCTACCAGTTCCAAGAAGGAGTTTCTCAACCTCTGTCTTATCCCCTTTATATCTTCTAAAGAGTTTCATGGTTCTTTCTCCTGATGCTTGTAGTGGTTCGAATAATAACAATTGGTAATGGTCATACCAGTAAGAAAGGGACTGTCAGTATCAAAATTTTCAGCTACTAATGGAAATCTCATTTCTTCGTCGCATTGTTTACATTTTATTTTGACTTCTAGTATCTGATAGCTGTTTTCTTTCATACCTATTATCGTAAACGGATAATGTTGTATATAACGAACTAATACTCTAGCAATAGATTTTCCTATCTCATCAAAACTCATGGAATCGACCTCAACACAATTATTACTATTAGCAATCCAACTCCCAGAGTAACTCCTTTCAACAATGCTTTCAGTTTAGAAAACCCAGGATCAAATATGATACGTGGTGGTATAGGATCCCTGGGGGCTGAATACCTATTTTGTATTTTAACTATCTGTTCATTCGCATCATCGAGGGTCATCAGTTGATTATCAAATACTGGTTCTATTTTTTGGCATCTCTCGCAGAAAAGGTTATTTACTGCTATATTACCACACATACAAGTTCGTAGTACTGGAGGTGGTCTGATAATTATATCGAATTCCAAATCTCTCATCCAAGAGATCATATCCCTGTCACCACTCATGATTTAACCTCCATAATACGTCGGCTTTTTGTCTGTAATTCTTGTATTGCCAACGCCATATTCAACACTCGCTCAATATCCTTGCTCTTTTCCCTATAAAGCGTGGGATCCACAAATGGACCAAAAGCATCACCAACACGACAAATACGAATGAATTCTTTTAATTGTAATTTATCTATCAAACCAGCCAGCATAAATATCTGATGCTGCGTGGAAATCCATTCAGCCTCGCTCATTTCACTCATCTGGATTCACCCCAAACCACTCCTCACATTCCTTGCACTTTGGTAAAACATCAGTTTCCCACCTTCCATAAGCATATTTGAATTTAGAATCTTGCAAGCATAATCTACCAAGATTTAAGGGGATCTCTGCGTTCTCAGCTAATGCACCACCAGATGGGACAGGCACTAGAATATGAGCGAATTTATCTTTATTCATCTTCCAGCACCTTCGATTTCTGCTCGTCTGTCAGTGAATTCCACCACTTCTCACCAAGCTCCTTCTTCTTAACATACTCAGCTATTTTATGCACCACAAAATGACTGACGCTATTATATTCCTTCTCTGGACCACATAACTCCTTCATCTTGTTATGCAAGTCCTCATTTATTCTTATCGATAATTGTTTCTTACTCATTTTCATATTCCTCCTTATGCTCTAGTTGGCATATTGAACATGTTTCTTTTAGCGATTCTTCAGATTCTCCAAATTCCATCCAACTCTCCTCACAAAAATGACAACCTGAAACAGTCAATTTGTCTGGATGGATCCTATTATGCCAAATATGCCTCAAATAATGAATCGCCAGTAAAATTTGCCTTCTCATTTTCCTTTCTCCTTGTCAATATATCCCTTGATAATCTCCTCTAATTCAAGTAGTCCTGCACGAAGGTCCTTATCTTCCTTTGTCATCATGCCTCGAATAAACCCATATACAAAGTGGATAAACAGGTCACTCATTTTGCCAAGCCCCTAAATTTCGCCGCATCTGGCAACAGATCACTCGCATGGTACTCCAGTGGTTTCACTATTTCTGGATACTTGCCACGGTGAACATGTGGCACTTCCTTATCCTCACAACCTGGAAAACTACATCCCACTCCACGTTCCCAACTGGTCGGTATCAATTGTTTTGGCTTACATTCTGAACAAGTTCCACAATGACCTGAAGTGCAAACTGCATGACCTTCTGGAAAGGTATAACTCATTTGTCATTCCTCCATGCTTCTATCACTGATTTGTAAGTATTATGCAATTCAGTCAAACGAAACCTGTTATAAAGTTTCAATTCTCTAATTATTTCCTCGTTCAGCTCTCTGAGCAGTCCTTCATATTCGTCTTGTCTAGTCATTCTTCAATTCTCCTTAATTTCCAACATTTGAAACACGCCTCAAATGGACTTTCCATGATACCACGATTAGTTGCATAATACAACTCCACCATTTGATGATGACAAATAT